GAGTAGGAGAAGCATCAACGATCTCCCAACCATCATCAGTCTCTGCCCCATGCAGCTTCTCTTCAATGAAACCAGCTACCTCTCGGGGGCCAACAGAAGCAACCCGGCCATCATGCAGCCGAACCTTCACAGCCACTCGAATCCATCCCTCAGTGGCGGCCATTACGCCGCCGCCTTGGCGAAGAACTCCGCCACCTCTGCGACCGTCTCGACCGGACGAAGCGGGGGAAGCGACTTGCGGATCTTCTTGCCGTAGCCCTTCGTCGCCAGACGAGGGTCGAGGATGGCGACCACGGCCCGGTCATTGCGGTGACGGATGGCCCGGCCCGCACCTTGGAGCAGGATGAGGATCATCTCGGGGATGGTGTAGTTGGCGAAGTCGTTGCCCGTCTCCCGCTTAACCGCCTCCATACGAGCCTCGGTGATCGGCTCCGTGGGGACGGGGAACGGCAGCTTGTCGATAATCACCATCGAGCACGTCTCGCCCTGGAAGTCGACGCCGGTCATGAAGCTGCGGGTGCCGAACAGCACCGAGTGGATGTCGGCCTTAAACCGCTCCGCGAGCATCCTGTTCGACTCCTGGCCCTGCATCATGCAGTTCCACTGGACCCGAGGGGCGATGGCAGCGTATGCCGCCTTCATCTCAGAGGTCGAGGTGAAGAGGAAGAGGGTCCGTCCCTCCGCAACGTTGATCAGTTCCTTGGCCCGATGCACCATCAGGTTGCTCCATGCCGCCCGGGTGTCCTTGACGGGCTCCGGAAGGTCCCTGGGGATGTAGAGGCAGCCCTGAGAGGCGAAGTCGAAGGGCGAGCCCACATCGAGGCTCTCGTAGTCATCGACCCCGAGAGCCTTGGCGATGTAGCTGAAGTCACCGTCGATGCCCAGGGTGGCCGACACGAGAATCGCCGTGACCTCGTCGTCGCTGAAGAGGTGCTCCCGCAGGTATGGGGCCACATTGATCGGGGCCACCTGCAAGACGATCTGCTCCCGGCCGCCGGGGGTGGTCTCCTTCTCGACGAAGCGCACCACGTCATCGAAGGACGCGAAGATCACCTCGTTGAAGCGAGCAGCGGCGTTGGCCGCCCGGCGGGAGAGACGAGCCTGACGCTTCTTGACCCCGTCCAGGTCCGCGTAGCCGACACCGTCTGAGAGGGTGCGGTCACCCAGGATTTCGTCCAGGGCCAGGAGGGAGTTGAGCAGATTCACGAACTCATCAGCGTGATCGCTCAATTCCTTGAAGCGGATCCGGCCGATCTCCAGGACACTCCACAGAGCGGTGATAGCGGTGTTGATGTCGTTGCAGGCGTTACCGATGCGCTCGATCTGATCCGGAACATCCCGGCGAGCAAAGTTGGTGGCCTCCGAGACCAGACCCCGGAGACCGGCCTCGCGGAAGGTGTGCCCCAGGGCATCAGTAGCGTACGAGCGCACCTCGTGTGCCTCGTCGAAGACGACCACGTCGTAGTGCTCCAGCATGTTGGCCGCACCGCCGGTCATCTCCTTGACCTTCAAATCGGTCATCAGGAGAGCGTGGTTGACGACCACCACCTGAGCAGCCCGAGCCCGAGCCCGAGCCTTCTCGGCCCAGCATCCGGCAGGGTTGTCCTTGCACTTGTTGGCGCTGCACTCGTCGGCATCGGCGCTGATGTGATTCCACTCGGCCCCTGAAAGCTCGAAGGAGAAGGAGTCTCGCTCGCCCGTGAAGCCTTCCAGCTTGGACTCTTCGATGATCTGGGCAAGATGGGGCACGTCGGCCGGGTTGGCGGTGAGGGCGTTGTTGAGGCAGAGGTAGTTCCGGCGACCCTTCAGGATGGCGTAGGTGAAGAGGTGGTCGAGGTGCTCTGCCAGGAAGGGCAGATCCTTGCCGAAGATTTGATCCTGGAGAGCCTTCGTGGCGGTAGAGACTACGATCCGCTTACCCGAGAGGATCCCGGAGATCAGGTAGGCGAGAGACTTGCCAACACCGCAGCCCGCCTGCCCGAAGAGATGACGGGCGGAGGCAATGGCCTCCTCGACTGCCGCTGCCAGCTTCTGCTGGGGGATCCGGCGCTCGTAGCCCGGGAGGGCTGTCTCAAGCTGCACCTCTGCTTCCTCGAACGTCCGAATCATGCCTTTCGCTCCTTCTCGGAGGGTGATTGAGTACATGCGGAAGCATAGCACATTTCCTAGAAGGATGCTTAGAGTGGCACCTCGAACCCCGCAGCCAGCTTGTGGCCGCCACCACCATGTGCCTTGGCGATCTCGGACACGTCAACCCCACCCTCCCTGGAGCGGAGGGAGTAGGTCCGCATCCCATCGTGCTCGAACCAACACACTCCGAACGGCCGACCCTCTGCAAGCCTCCCTGCGATCTCAGAGAAGAGAGAGGTGGCGTTAACGGACAACACCTTGTACCCGTCGAAGTCGACTTCCTGAGCCCGGTCGATGTGGACCTGGACCGTGACCTCTTCGGCCCGGAGGATGGCCTCGCCATCGCGGACCAACCCTGATGGCTCCCCCATGAGATCGAACCCATCCCAGATATCAAAATCTAGAGGATAGGACCGCAACACTGCATTGATCTCCTTGGAGTGAGGGAGTTTCCAGCGCCACAGGTCCCGGTCGGCGGTGTAATCCACCGTCCACGGGCGCTTAGGCAGATCGTCTCCATGGCACTCCACGAGCCAGTCCCAAGTGAGTTGCGCCCCGCTCCGATCCATGTCGAACTCGCAATACGAAAGCCCTTCGAGCGCAGCCTGCGCCGTCTTGTGATGATCGAGCACGAATAGGCCGGATGACTTCTCGTGCATCTGATCAAGGACTTCCCGCGGGTACGAGAAGTCCAGCATCAACACCTGTCGGCCGGTCACATCCGGAGGCGGCTTCCCATACATCGCAGGGTAATACTCCACATCGGAGTAACCACCGAATCGATGGATGAGCCAAGCCGCACAGAAACCGTCCCAACACCCGCCGTGGTAGATGACCATGTTTTGCATCAGAGAACCTCCTCCGCAGCTTGTCGGTACGCCTCTTCGGCCACGGCCAGCCAGTAGGCCATGCCCTCGGGCTCAGGATGGGCGATGCACCACAATTGGTCAATCGGACCCCAGACCTCAGGGTCCCACTCGGGATCGTCGAGGTGGTGATGCCACCACTTCATACGCTCGACTTGATCTGGGCAGATCGGGCTGTGCCAGCCGCAGGCGCAGAAAGCTCGGCCGGGCTTGTCGTCGGTGTCGATATAGAGCGGCAGGAAGTGAGTGCCGACCAAGGTGAGGGCCATCAGTCAGGCCCGAGACTGTACCCGCCGATGAGCCCAGCCAACGCCCCAGCCCAGCAAGGATCGCAGAGATCCGAATGGTCGTGAGTTTCACGTTGGATGGCCCCAGCGTTCACGCCGACCGATCGGATCTTCTCCTGCCACCGCTTCTTTTCTTCGGCCGCCTTGACTGCATCAGACTCTGCGATCAGAGCATCGACCTCGTCCAGCAGCTTGTCGATTGCTTCCAGGTCGACATCCGTCCCCGACTTGGGCTCAGTCTTCGTCGCCTCCGTCTTCGCCGGAGTCCTGGTCTTCTGCTTCTGCACGTTCACCTCCTGAGTCAATCAACATACCGGATGCGCGCAGCGCCCGGACGACAAGCTCGACGGCCTTGTTGGTCGCCGGAGACGACAACACCATGCCCTGACGGATAGCCCTCTTAGCGACCTTGGTCGCTGCGTCGTCGGCCATCAGGACGCCGTTGCGGTGGGGATGTTGATGAACGCTGCGAACTCATTGCAGTATGTCCCCACCGTAGTTTTGATGAACCATGCCGCCGGAGATGCAGGCATGGAGAATTCGTCTTCGACCTTGGTTTCCACATCGGCGTACGCCATCCCCCGGTGCAAGTCGATGCAGACGGTGTCGGCCCTGACCATCACCGTGTCAGAGTCCACATCGAAGAACTCCGTGCGGTGGGGATAGTAGGTGAAGCTGGGGTCCACCCAGTTGCGCAGGGTGTGCAGGTAGACGTTGGTCTTGGTGTCATAGACGCCGTTCCAGTAGGTGCCGGAAGAAGGTGGCTGGGTGACAGTGGGGGCAAGGATGCCAACGATGACCCCAAAGAGCGCCGCACCTATGGTTGCCAGCACGGCGATAGCAATGACCCGCTTACGCTTCCTGCGAAGCTCCGGGAGTTGCTGTGACGACTCGAACTCGCGGAGTCCCTCTTCTTCCTCGACCATCATCCGTCCTTTGCCGCCGTCGCTCGTGCGACCGCATTGACCCGACTCAACACCGACCGGGCGTCTTCCTTGCCGATAAGATCGTACAGTCCCGCCTCCGTGAAGAACGGGTGCTTGCCGTTGTCGGGAACGAAACTCAGCAGGTTCGAGACCGCCTTCGAGGTCTCAGCCACTGCCGCCCGACGTATGAGCGCGTGCTCCAGGATGTGCAGGGCTTCGGCCAGCATGGAATCAACCGAACCCGTACGCCGGTCGCCCGGGTAGCACACAGCCCGAGCATGCATGACGGCATCGTCATGCTGACCGAAGCCAAGCACCTTGGCGACCTTCTCCACCCGACGCTGGGTCTGCTGGTAGATGTCGACACGATGGTCATGCAACGGAGGCAGGTCGCCCTCCCTGGGCTGCCGGAAGGACCAGTCGCAGTAGCCGCACTTCCAGGGGTCCAGGAACTTGGGGGGTTCATCTCCCCTCCACCCGTTCTTTCGGACCTCGCGCTCGTTGCCAGGACAGTGCTCCCACACGAACGGTGGCGGGCCGTAGTGGTCGATCTCCCACCCTGCCAGGTCGTCTGACATGCGGATGGGCAGGGGCCTCATGTAGCCCTTGACCTCTGTGATGCGCCAGACGCTGTAGGACATCAGTCGTCACCTCGGGTCTGGTACTCCATGAGGGAAGCCCAGTTCTCACCGTCGTAGACGTTGTCGCCGGGGTCGAGATCCTCAAGCTCATCCTCGGCCACCGGCAGGTGGTAGACCTTCGGATCCTCGATGGTCTCGCTGATGCCGAACCATTGCTCAGGATGACTCTTGATGTCCGGCATTGCCCGGCGGGCTCGTACATCGGCAACCTCCTGAGACGCTGCCCGGACGTAGAAGGAGGTATCCGACTCCTGATGAACGGTGACCAACCAGAGCCGGTCCTGCGGCTCCTGACCCACAGAGATTTCTTTTTCTGTGATCGCCATCACGCGCTCACCTTCGCCCGGGTCCGGCGGGGCTGAGGAACCGACCCGTGCTCCAGCCGGGTCAGAACGGAAAGAAGCTGCGTGGGATCGACGACGATCTTGCCCGTAGGCATGGGTACGCCATTCTTGGGCTGCCCGGCCTGAACGGCAGCCTCGACTCCGAAGCGAGCCCGGAGACGGGTCACCTGAGACTGAAGGGTCGCCTGCTTCGCATCGGCAGCGGCCTGGGCCTCGGCATGGCGATGGTCCTTGTTGAAGCAGCCAGCACAGACCTGGGTGCCATCGGGAAGCTCCTTGACGTTGCGCTTCCCGCACACCTCGGTCACCCAGCCCAACGGCCCCTTGCGCCTTATAGGCTGGGTACACCGTCCGTGGATCTCGGGAAGCAGGAAGCCTGCTTTCGACTTTCTCTCTGGTGCCATGCGTTTCTCCTCCTGTTCGGTGTCAGGGTAACACGCTCTAAGAATCCTTGGCAAGCCCCATGGTAAGCTCTCACCCTCACGAGGTCAAGGAGGAATCGATGATCACGGACCTGGCAGGACCCCTCAAACACCTGGCCGCCAGCCTGACCTTCGAGGGAGTCGACGACATGGAGACCCCCGGAAAGGTGATCGTCCAGGCACCTTACGACTCCCTCACCTTCTCAATGCTGGTCCAGGCGCTCTACTACTTGGCCGACTTCCTCGAAGGGGGTAGCGACCACTACGTGACCATCACCGAAGACGGGTGGGCCATCCAACACTCGCTCGACTGCCGGGAAGAGAACGGCGACGACCTCACCGAATGCGAGCTTCACCGCAACCTCTCCGACCCCCACGACCCCTTCCACAACAAGAAGGAGACGCCCGGCCGGTACAAGGTGATCTGGCATTGGAATGAGATCCTCGAAGACGAGACCGGCCTTTGGTCCACCAACTGGACTCTGGAGAGAGTCGAGCCCTAACCGCCATCGAGCGAAGCTGAGCACAACCGGACGGCAACGGGGTCTTCCGCGAAGCTCTTCGTGAACGCCCGGATCGCTGAGTCTTCCGCCAGCATGAGACCCATGATGCTGACCTGAGCCATGTGTCGGTCGTAACGCCACTCGTTGCCCTTGGAGTCGGTGATGACGACCCCCACCGGAACGGGGATAGGGACGTTCACTTGCCCTTCCACGGCCGCCAGCCCTTGCAGAACGCCACCACTGCACAGACGAAGAGAACCACCTCGAAGACATCCATGGCGAGCCCGTTGATGAGGGTGATGCCGCCGCCGAACAACACGACGATGCTCATGATCCTGAAGCTCATCTGTATCTCCTGACCTGGTCAACTGAGAGGGGCTCTGACTGCATCGCCAGAGCCCCTCGCGGACGATCTTGTCGTGTTGCGGTTACGCCATCAGGGACAGAAGCCCATCGCTGATGACCGTGGGGTTGGTCTCCCCGCCGAAGGTGACGACGCGGAAGTTCTTGACCTCGGCGTCGATCTGCTGGTAGGCGCGGAGAGTCTTGTCGTGCTCCGGCCCGTCTCCAACGACCGCCATGACGACGTAGACGTTGCCCTGGTCGATCTTGCTCATCGCGTGGACGAAGTCCCTGTAGTCCCGGGCCTCGCCATCGGTGATGACGACCACCAGGAGTGCCGGGCGCTCGCCTGCGGGACGGTCTCCGAACTCCTCCATGAAGGTCGAGACGACGATTCCCCAGCCCGGCACGATGAAGGTGTCGCCGCCCAGGTCGATGGCGTCCCACTTCTCGTCGAGGTTCTCCGAGGAGATGTCATCGATGCATTCGGCGGCGTGGCGATCGGAGAAGACGGTGGTCATGACGCCACCGGCATCCTCTCCGGCTGCGGCTTCGGCTGCGGCCTGGGAGTCTTCGCCCTCCAGCGCCGAGACGAGGGTTCCGATGGCCTCGTGGACCACTTCCCAGCGGGAGGGACCGCTGTTGCCCTTCGCGGGCCACGACATCGAGCCCGAGGTGTCCCACAGGAATGCGGGTTCCTTCTCCACTCCTGCCGGAACCACTGCCCGGAGGTCGTTCTTGCTCGGTTCGGTCTGCACGTCACTTGCCATTGCCGTTCCCCTTTCTGCTGCTTTGGATACTGCCCGTGGTACTGCCTGAACCTACTTGAACAGCTTGTCGGTGATGTCGTCGTGTTCGGCTGCGACCGATGTTCTCGGCGGCTTGGCCTTGGGCGACCCCTTGGGAAGCGCCGGTCGGTCCACCACCGCATCGACCTTCTGGGGTTCCTGGTCATCCCACTGAGACAGGATGTCGTCGGCCTCCCCCGTGGCGAGCGCCGAGGATGCGCTCACCGAACTGGACGGGTCGAGAGCCTGAAGCTCGGTACCGGCCTGCGCCTTGGCGAGCGACCCCCTGATGCGTTCCTCCACGACATCGAGCGAAGGCGTCTCGTGGCTCGTGGCGGAGTGGACGGCCTTCATCGCCTGGTTGATGTTGTCCTGCATGGCGGCCTGATCGGCAATCATGTCGAGGCTCTTCGCCTTCGCCATCGCCGCCTGGAGATCCCGACCGTTCTGCTCGAATGCCGCCTTGGCCTGATCGGCTGCGGTCTTGGCGTTGTCGAAGGTCGTCTGCTCGATGCCGAGTCGCTCGTTCACCTGCTGAAGCTGCATGGCAAGCTGCCGGGCGTCGTCGTCGTGACCCGCTGCATGCGCCGCCCGGCCGAGCCGGTCCAGCTTCGCCTGAAGGGTCAGGTCGGCTTCGAGCCGGTCCTTCGACTGGTTGTAGTTCGCGAGCACCTGGGCGACACTCGCTTCGAGTTCATCATGCTTGTCCTGACGATCACGAATCGTCACGGCGATCACGTCGTGGGGATTCGCATGATCCTCGACCGCTCGGGTCGTCGCTGCTTTCGCCAGGTCGTTCTCACGACCGAAGATATCCCGCCATCTGAACGGCATCACCCGCTCCTTTCTTCCGTTTGTGGACTACCTTTGAGATAAGAAAACATTGCTGTGGCTGTTGCTCTCGTATCGTCGAAAACATCCAGTCGGCCGGAAAGATCCTCTTCCGGGAACCAGCCGAACAGTGGCTCGACCGAAGGTAGGAAGTCAAAGGTCTCCACCACGGCCAGGTACTGGAAGTCAACGTGGATGTGGTGGTCGGATAACCCATTGTCGCCAGGAATGGGCATCTCCACGATCATCCAAGGGGTCGGCACGACGACCCGATCGGACGGGAACCCAGGAGGCAAGGCGAGCCCCGGCGGCGGCACCAGTCGAGCGTGAAGGATACCCGTCTCTTCGAGAAGCTCACGGAAAGCGGCTTCAGCCGGGTTCTCGTCAGCTTCTACATGACCACCAGGAGTGACCCACCTTCCCCACAGAGGATGCTTGACGAGGCCGATCCTCCAGATCCGATCGACCCGGCAGAAGACATACACATCACCCGTTGCGTGCTTCTTCACCGATCCTCCTCCAGAGCTTCACCAACGGCCCCTCCCTCTTCAGAGGCATGAGGGAAGCGTTCTGATACAAAGCCCATGCTTGCTTCAGCAAGATCGCCGGAGAAAGACCTGTTCACCTCGGGGAGATCCTTCTCGGTCAGCATCGGGTAGCTCACCGACGACCCAGCCGGGTTGACATCCCATGTCGGCTTCTCCACCTCGTAGAGCGCCACTATGCCGAAACCAGGGGGATCGAGCCCGATCGTGATCTCCACGGACATCGCAGTAGCAGACACATGCTGCCACCACAACCGTCCATGACCTTCACCGCCTACACCCTCCGGCGGCACGTCCTGCGACCACCCGAGTGCCCAGACTCCTCCTGAGGATCTCTTGAGGGTGGGAATCGAAGTCGTCGAGGCTGCCGTCAAGACCAGGATGGACCCGAGTTCGGGCCACACGAAACCAGGAGACCGGATGACAACGAGTTCAGACGTGGGCTCCGCACCATCCTCATCGAAATGGAAAGCCGAACCACTGAGTACGGGTACGGTCATCCTCGCTCCGTGCTCATCCGGGGTTTGAACACATCATCCCAGGGACTCAAGCGATCCAGACGCACGTCGACCTGCCACACCCATCCCTGGCCGGGCGGTGAGATGAGCTTCCACATGATCTCTGCCACCACACCCGCCAGACGACCAGGAAGCTCGATCTTGTCACCCAGATTCGGGCGGGCGGGAAGTGAACACTCGACCGGCTCGAAACGGGTGTGCGGGTTGTAGAAGCGGACGTTGACGTTGCACATCAGCCTTCGTCACCCCACCACATACTCTCGGCAAAGTCTCGGTCAATGGACCCGAGATCGAGAGGAGGCAGAGGTTCGATCGGCCCGTACCCCTTCTTGAACCGGCCCTTCTGGGGCTTCAGGGGCTTGAACCATGGGGAATGCCGAGAGAACCACACACCGCCGAGGGCATGCCACTGACGCAGCTTCACCTCGAACCGGAACCAGACGATCCCGTTGTCGAACTTCTTGGGCCAGCAGTTGTAGGTGGAGATCCAGAACCGGCCTCGGGCTACGACCTTCTCTCCCATGTACCCCCCTTGTCGTTCCGCCACCTTAGCATGCTCTAAGGAAGCTTGGCAAGGATCATGTGAAGAAGGGGGTCAGGAAGCTCGGTGCCCAACCGCCAGGAGGTCGGCAAGAGCCGACGCCACACCCAACCCGGCCAGGGCATCGGCTCGCTCGTTCTGTTCACGGGGGATCCACTCGAAGGTGATTGCCTTGAAGCCCTTGGCGATTTGTGTGGCCTCGGCGTGGAGAAGCCTCATCATGGCCTGCTTCACTCTCCACCGGCCCTGCATCTGCTCCACCACGAGCTTGGAGTCCGAGCAGACCCTCAGGCGGGGCACTTCACAGGTGTAGGCGATCTTCAGTCCCTCGATCAGCGCCTTGTACTCAGCGATGTTGTTGGTCGCCCGGCCGATGCCTCGCCCTTCCTCGTAGGCCACCACACCATCCGGATCAGAGATGACCATGCCGATCCCCCCGTTGCCGGGGTTGGGCTCACAGCCCCCATCGGTGTGGAGTGTCCACATGCCCGCCGAGTTCACCACCGCTCTATGCGCTTTCTATGTCGATATGCGCCATCTATGCGCCTCTACGTCTTCTCATACCTCTTTAGTACGTAATAGGTAGTAATAGAACAATACATATCGCGCGAAAGACCCACGAGCGAAGCGAGTAACCCCTCCGGAACCGAGGAGAGGAGTCCCCCCCCCTACCCCCCCAAGAACTCCTGGGAGTAGAAGAGGCCCTCATTCCCTCGGCCCCAGAGGAAGATGTTTCCATCCCCTCCATCGCCTCGGCTTCGTCGCCCCCACCTTTCGGCGTTGCTAGAATACCTTAGAGTTCGGATGTTGCAAGTCGGCCTCGTCGTCAACTTCCCGGCGGCAGCGGAGGAAGCGAACGCAGGTCGACCTGGCCGTTGGGATTGAGATCCTGGGGCAGTGCATGGACCTGCCGGAGCACCTCGGTACGAAGGGCGCGAAGACCCTCGCACATCTCCTTGACCTTGTCGGTCACAACCTTGGGGTCGACGAGAGACGGGTTGTAGAGGATGGCCTGGGTATGGAAGGAAGTTCCGAGTACAGCCCCGGGCAGCATGGCGATCATGATGGCGACGGGCTCAGAGGTGTTCGCCCCGGGCTGTACCGGCATGAGCGCCGGGATCACGTCGTAGGTGAAGCTGTCACCAGAGCCCCAGATGTGGAAGCCTTCTTCCATCAAGGTGGCGATCATGTTGCTCAGGTTGCGGTAGCTCACTAGCACTCCCTCCCTCTACGCCGCATCGGGCATCTCCCTATTCCTCCGGCTGATCTTGATCAGGCTCTTGCGCTGTTCAGCAGAAAAAAAATTCTCTCCGGTGTCGTCGTCGTCCAGGAGCACATCAGACCACGCGTTGCGCTTGACCACCAGATGGCCGAGACCCTCTTCGACGGTGTTCACGGCAATGAAGCTCATGCAGGTGTTGGTGGGGTGCTGGGAGTCGATGCGGTGGATGCGGTTCATCCTCTGGACGTAGTTGGCATGTGTGCAGGGAAGCTCGTACTGAACGACGTAGCTGCCTTCCGGCAGGTTGATCCCCCTAGCCCCGGCGTCGGAGGTAAGGAAGACCTCTGCGCCTCCGGCCCGGAAGATGGCCTTGTTGTGATCTCTCTTCGCCTGGGGCAGCTTGCCGTGGTTGACCACGACGCTGAACCCTTCATCCCTCAGCCGCGCCTCGATGATCGGCAGGATGCTCTGACCGAAGAAGGTGAAGACCACAGCTTGGGCTCCAGCATCTCGCACGGACGCCGTGAGGTAACTCACCAACCGCTCCAGTTTTGCCGCTCCTAGAGCCTCCAGACCGGCTCTGCCGACCGTCTCGACGATCGTGCGCGCCACTTCGGAATCCGAATACAGCAGGGACAGGGGATGCCCGGCGATCTGGCGAAAGACCACGTACAGCGCCCGCTCCACCCAGGGGTCTCCGCCCTCGAAGGTGGACTGCACCACCTCGTAGAACTCCTGATGACGGGGGTCGAGATCGATGTGGGCAAACTCCTCCACCTGCTTCGGGAAGAGATGGACGACATCCGGATCGGTCTTGCGCTTGCGCAGCATGATCGGCTTGATGCGATCGGAGAGGTACTCCAGGTTGTGCCACTTCGTCGGCTGACCGAAGATGTTGCGGTCGGCCACGCAGGTATCTTCAAAGGCCGAGACGGTGCCGATGGTATCGGGAGTGTAGATCCGGCCGATGTTGTAGAGGTTGTCCGGTCCACGCTCGATCGGAGTGCCGGTGAGCCCGAGCAGACGCGGCCTCACGCCCTCTTCACGAAGAGTCGAGATCATCTTCTCGTGGGCCTTGTGGTTGTCGCTCTTGCGGTCCCCGAACTTGGTGACTTCGTCGTGGACGATCAGCACCCGCTTACCGGTCAGGATCTCGGTCAGTTCCTGGGGGATCAGTCGCTCGACATACCTACGGCTCTTCTGCACCCAGACCTTGACCTTGGATACCACGTCGTTCTTGGTGGTCTCGTAGGTGGAGACGAGCACCTGGTGTTTCGCAATCTCTTTGCGAAACTTCGCCCGTTGCTTGAGCGAGCCCATGTACTTGAGGGTCTTCAGGGAAGTGAACTTCTGGAAATCCACAAACCACTCAGCGACTTTGTTCTGTTCGCAGACCACAAGCACCAGGTCGATCAACCCATCCTCGAAGAGCATGGCCGCCGTCGCCATGGCAAGGTGGGTCTTGCCGAGGCCGGTGTCCCAAATGGCTAGGTTGACTTCCCGGAGGTAGCACGTAGCCACACCATCGACTTGGAAGTCGAAGAGTCCGAGCCTTGAGTGGTAGAGAGGGGGGCTTTCCAAGATGGATTGCATGGTCGTGCTATTTTACCAAACTCTAAGCTTGTTTGACCATACCCATTTTGGACTGATCCCGGAGCCGCTGCGATCCAGGGGGGAGGAAAGAAACGACCCCGGAGATCAGCAGCAGGATCATACACATTAGGTCGGTGCCCAGATAGCCACCCAGTCAATCTGGACGTTGCCCCGCGTACTTGGATCCGGAGCGACCCCAGAGAGGGAGGTTTCGGTCTGAAGGATCCAGTGCATGGGCGAGTTGGGAACCCGACTTGTTGACACCCCGATGGTCACGCCGTCAAGGATGAAGGCGCACCGACCCGCGCTCCACTCGATGATGGCCGTGTGCCAGCCTGAAGCGGCCTCCTTGATCGAGGTGGAGTAGGCATCTTGATCGGAACCACTGATCCCGGCTTGGCGATGCATGAACGCCGAGATCGTGTTGTTGCCGTCGAGGGCGGCCTCAGGGAAGTCGATCTCACCATCGCCAGGCCAGGTGTCTGAGTCCGGCCACAACAACCACGCCGTCTTGTAGAGCGGAAGGATGTCTGACCTGAATCGGACAGCGTAGCGACCATAGCGTTGACCATGGTAGGGAGCGATCCCGGGCAGGATCGGCACAGGTGCTGCCACGAGGTGGTAGTTGATCCCTCCGATGTTCTCGGTATGGATGTCCATGTTGAGCACCGATCCTCCCACCGACAACACCCGATGCGGATGGTAGAAGCCGTTGCCCGAGGTGTCATGCCAATCCGGAGGGGGACCCCAAGGGTAGGCAGTCCACTTCGTCGAGACTGCCTCCGGGAAGGATCCAAGCGGCACATCGACTGTGAAGTCGTCGTTGAAGATGAGCTTCCAACCCGCCAGATCACTGTTCGGCATCGCCTGGCCTGATGGGTTGGCCGGTGCTGGCGGCGGAGCGGGAGGTGTAGGGGCAGCCGTGCCGCCTCCGGCACCCGAGGGAATGACGATGCCCCCGACAAGGGGGTTGATCGGAGTGCCCTTGAACCAGTAGCGCGGAACTGGGATGGTCCAGCCCGAGAACATGGGATCGTTCTCGATGGGCAGTACCTGGTCATACGTCGAGAGGTTAGGGCCTCGGGCTGCATGCTCCAGCTTGATGCCCGGGGTACCCACATACCGAGGGCGAAGCTGAATGCCGGTGATCGTGCGATTGGGCCGAAGGCCCGTGGCTCGCCACATGAACTTGTTGCCCGGCTGCGGAAAGACGAGGATGCCGTTGGCGTTGTTGCGGATGTCGAGTCCCGGATACCACGTCCCGCCAGCGTCGACAGAGAACTCCCACAGCACACCGTCATCGAAGATGGACAAGGCGTCGAGCCTCCACACGTCGTTCGACTTGCCCCTCTGGATCAGTTGTGCCTGTACGATCGAGTCGGCCACACTCGGGGACGCTGTGCTCGGCACCGTGTAACCAACCGGGTTATCAGAGAAATCTTTATGTACCGGTCGGTTCACCAACGACCTCGCGCTGTAGATCCGCGGGGGTGGTGGAGGGGCATAGAAGCTTCCGATGGTGTAGCCCACGTACCACTCCACCTGATCTCCGGCATGAGCCGTGATGTCCTTCTCCGCCAGCACAGCCCCATTGGTGCCCGAGATGATCTGAAGCATGAGGGGAGAGGTGAGGTCGCTCTCAACCGTCACCCGCGCCGCTACGTAGATCCTTCCGGCGGCCGATGGGTACACCGAAGGTGACGCGATGCCACCATAGGTCTGGGCCGCAGCAGCAGTGTCTTCGACCGTGATCGTTCGAGAGTCGAACACGGGCTGAGGTACCGGTTGCACAAGGGTCCCTACGAGCGAAGACCCGAAGCGTGTGATGGGCCTCGACGGTGGGACGACATAGCGCCACATCTCCACCGACGTACCATCCGGCCCGTAGGCGAGGTTGGCGTCTCCGATCTTGTGCCAACGAGTGGGATCCGCCCAGTTGTAGCTGGCGAGCGATGGATCGATGAGGTCGTCGTCAGGGACCAACTGATCCGGTAACGACTGTTGGGTGGCGAATTGAACTGCCGACACCGGGGACTTCGACGACATCACGTTACTGGTCACCACAAGCCCGGACCCATAGAGGTAATGGAATTGGGTAAGAGAAAAGGTTCCTGTCGACCCAACCGTCCCTGATGCACCGATCAGGATTGCATTGATGAGGCTGGCCGATCCTGTCGACCGCTCAAGTCCCTGAGCAGAAGCAATGACCTTGGTGTTGATCACGGCACTTCCAGTGGAGGCTGCAAGCGCCGACATGCTTACGTAAATGAATGCCGCAGCGCCACCAGTAGAAGCCGCCAGCCCCGTTGCCCCGATGTTCAGCGCCTTAGAGATTGCGGCTGAACCAGTCGATGCAGCGAACCCCGATGCAGAGTCAGCCATGCCCAGCGAGATGTCTGCGGTGCCAGCGGAAGCCCCCAGCCCCTGAGCACTCACCCCATAGACCATGGTTGGACTGGCGGTGCCGGTCGAACCTTCGAGCCCCGTTGCCCCTCCTGCTGGTTGAAGGACCACCCCAGCCGTACCCATTGAAGCGGCGAGGCCCTGAGCCGTCACGGCGTAGGTCTGTTGAATCGAGGCCAGTCCTGTCGAAGCGCCCACGCCCGTTGCCCCCACGGCCATCGCCTGTCCTGCTCCAGCCGTCCCAGTCGAACCTGCCAATCCCTGAGCGGCGACAGAGTAGGTCTGTTGTGCGTTGGCTATTCCTGTCGAAGCGGCGAGTCCCGTGGCCGCCACAGCCATCTGAAGCCCTGCCCCAAAGCTCCCCGTGGAAGCAGCCAGTCCATTCGCGGCGACAGCGAGTGCAGAGCCTGAAGTGCCGGTGATGAGCACCCCAATAGTGGAAGTAACCCCTGCGACAGCGATCGAGGATGTGGGGGCGACTGTCCCTGATCCAGCGTTTCCGTTGTAAGCGATCTGGTTACCGTTGGCATCAGTAACGTAAGTGAACCCAGTGGTCGACCCAGCAACAGGAGCCGCAGGAACGCGGGCGTGTCCGAAGTAAAGTTCTCCGCCGCCGACAGCCGTCAGGGAGGGGAAAGTAACCGTGGTCGAGGATGCGTTGGTCTGGCCGGATTGCTGTGACCCGTCCCGAGCCCAGATCGTCGAAGTTCCGAGACCGGCGGTGAACTCCTGTGCATCAAGATCGATGTTGATCGAAGTGGTCGGGCCAGAGGGAGTGATGGTAATGGTCGAGGCACCCGTGGTGGTGATCTTGCCCAACCAGATTTCATGATCATGTGGGGTACCGGAAGTATCGGCATATGGTCCAGCCACACGCTGCCAGGATCCTGGTCCAGAAGCTGGGACTCCGCCTCCGGTAATTGAGGTGACGGATAAGGTCGAGTCTCCGACCTTGACGAATAGAAGCCAAGCGTTTCCATTGGTTGTGGGGGTGACGGAAAGGCTCGTCCCATTAGCGCCAGTGGAGGAGACCAGGCTCCCCACGGCAGAGATCGCCACTTAGCCCTCCGCTGCTACGACAACCCGTGCCTGTTCTTCGGCCTGAGCCATCATCTGCTCGATGGCATGTCGAATCCGGAAGGCAACCTCGACATCTCTGCCCTCAGGAAAGCCTGGAGGGAGCGGTGTCACCATCACGCGTCCTTGACCGAGGCATGCAGCGAATTTCGCCAGCACCACCTCGGCATCGGCCTGAGGGTAGGTATCCGAGACCTCAACGGTCACCGAGTAGGTTGCCATCGAGCAACCTTTACGTCGTGAAGCTGAGAGTGATCGATCCGAGGGGAACGGTGATCGAGTCTCCGGTTGCTGGAGTCTTCGGAGTCGTCAAGGTCCACCAGGAATACATCTGGGTTGTGGCCGTGATGGCAGCGGAAGCCTGATCGGTCAACTCAGCGTAGGTGCATTGAGCCCCGGTCCCGGCAGTGAACGGGCCGAAGGTCAACTGCGCTGTGGTCGACGTGACGGGAGGATCCGCAGCGGTGGGTGCGGTAAAGGCCACTGCCTGTCGGGAGTAGCCGGATGCTGCGAACTCGACGCCGATGGTGGAGTCGGTCGGGGCGACGGTGGATGTACCAGTGGCGGCTTGGGTACCGACGTTGGCAGCCGTCAGGGCATAGCTGAAGGTGGTTGAGGTTACAGCAGTGATCGAGAATGTGCCATTGAAAGTGGCATCGACGCCGGTCACCGTGACCACCATTCCTACCGCGTAACCATGGGACGCGGCCGTGGTCAAGGTAGCGACATTGGAGGTGAGCGCCTTGTTGTTGATGGTCTGAGATCCATTGGTGACAAGAGCGATGTAGCCGGTGAAGGTGGAAGGGGCTGCCCGGCCGGTGACGGCATCAAGCGCCCGCGACTTGCCCAGTCTGCTGAACTGTCCGGCCATGGCCTAGCCCTCGACCTTCTCGAACACAGAGGGGTTGTCCAGGTCGTCCAGCGAGAAGCTCACAGACCTTGCGACTTGAACGAGGAACGGGGTTCCATCAGGTGAGTGCCCGATGCCTCCCTCGGGGAAGTCCACGACGTAGGAGTCCTCGTCAGGGGTATGAGCCCCGGGATGATGGGCCGGGACAAACCTCGCCACGGTGCCGATCCATCCGGCCCTCAATGGGCTCATGGGGGCACCATCGGTATCGAACTCGTTGCCGATGTCCCGAACCAGCTTCAACCTCTCCCCGACCCGGCCCCCAGGGTCATCTGGATTTTGCTCTGTGGTGGGTGTTGGATCCGCCATCGCCGGGCTCTCCCCTTTCTACAGGACTCCGCTTCACCCCTTCATCGGGACTGCGGCCAGGGCAGACAGTAGCTAGGGAGAGAGAACGCCGATGGATAGAAGGTTGGAGGTGACCGCCCATCCGGTGTTGGATCCAATGTGGGTGGCGTCCCAGAACACATCGGTGTAAACATCAGGATCATCGTTGGCCGTATAGTCGAGCCGGAAAGCCTGGAGCTTATTCAGCCCGACAAAGAACCCGACCTTTGTCCGATGCTCAATTTCGACCTCGTCATAGATGTGCTGGCCCACCTGCACCCATTGGGGTGCCCGGGTGCCCTGGTGCCAGGGCGTGTACTGAAATGCCCAACTCTGGGCAGCCAGCTTGGCCGCAGACGTGGGGTTGGGGGCGTAGAGAGTCTCGGTGGGGGAGTAAACCGGGGCCTCCGAGACCGTCTCCAGGATGCGAGCGGCATCAGCGTAGCTGTAGCGGGCGCTGGTGGCAGCTTGGGCACGCACTCCTGGCGGGATCGCCCCATCGGCCGTGCCGGTCGACACGAGGCCCACCGAGGCTGCCACCACTGATGCTGGAAAGAGCTTCAAGGTGCGGACGATGGGCACCAGGGATTCATAGGGCTCCGCTGTGAGGTTGGTGAACTCGAATTTGAAGAAGCGGGCTTTGGTCGGGGGCACCTTGATAAACCCCTTCTGAAGTGTGTAGTCCCGGGCAAGGGGTGTCCACGTCAACCCTTCGCAGAACTCTTCGGTGACCGCTCCCGTAGGCGCTGTGGGATCGTTGGAGTAGTAGATGTTTATCGACGGCCCGGCTGCAATAGGGTCCACATAGAAGCGGTCGACGACCTGCCCATCCGCTCCGACTCGGGCTGCCACCCGCGTGTCGAGGTAGAGGTTGACCACGGCATAGCTCACCGGTTGGGGTTCGGATTTCCATGGTCTGCCTCCGATCTGGAGGTTGATCGCCTTGTACTGCTTCAAGCTGAAGCTAACCAGAGATCCGAGGATGTCTCTCGTGGTGGCAATGGGGTCGAGGTACATACCGGTCGCCGGGTCGATGGGAACATCAGCGAGGGTGGTCACTCGATACCCCAGGTCGAAGTTGCGCGCACCGAGGGCGTAGGGCAATGGTTCCGGGGCTTCGCCCTGTTCGTCTTCCCACTCCATCGGCGGCGTACCTGGACCTCGGGTGAGAACCACTCTGATCCGTGGCGTCGATACTGCCGGGATCCTGAAGCCACACTTGACCCACTGATGGCCCTGGGGATGTCCTGCCTCTTGCGAACGGATGGGACGGTCCTCGACAAACACCTCGGGCTTGGAGTTGAGCACCTGTTGCGATGCCACCTCCAGCCAGCTTCCGGCCACGGTCGGGTCATACACCTGCACCGAGAGGGTATGGGGGAAGTGAACGATCTCGACGGTGACATAGTTGACGAGTCTGTTGCCAACCAACGTGATCTCCAGTACCTCTTGAGTCGTGTCACCTTGTGGTCGTGTGGGGCTGAGCCAGAAGCGTTGGACCCCACTCGCTGTCGGGGGTGAAGTGATCACTCCGAGCAAAGGTCCCAGGGGGATCCGATCCGAGTAGAGGGTTGACAACGTGTTGCGATCAGCCCCGGTTCCTGATGCCCACACCTGCCCGTTGCGGTCGACGTAGGTAGACCCCACTGACACCCGTGGTCCCGAGTAAGGGTGCGCGATGAGGATGGCATCGGAAACAGCCCGACCAGACTGCACATTGCGGAAGGGCAACATCGCCATGTAGGGAAGGTAGTCCGTATAGTCACCATCGACGAAGGTCAATCGCTGGGGTGGAGATATCGAGGTGACCCCACTGATGTCGTTGGCGTAGCTCCAGGCTTCCCCCTGGTATCCCGAGAAAGGTGGCCGTGGCTGTTCTACCGGAGTGGCGGAAGGGTTGAGGTATGGAGGCAAAGGAGACGGCTGGGCAGACACCTTCGAAATGATTTCCCAGTGCTCGGAGTCAGCGGCAATCGAGGAGACCGGAGTCGGAATGTGAACCTGCACACCTTGGTAGTCGATCTCGACTCTCACATCCGCCGGTTTCAAGGTGGAGATGACTTGCTTGAGGTCGAAGGCTTCAGCCAAGGTGACCGGTCGCTTCGGCCGGATGACGAACAGGCGACGATCTGCATAGTTGGCCGTCCCGAGGTCCACCTGGTTGAAAATTTCGTAGATGTCACACTCGATCGACAGAATGGCTTCGGCTATAAGCTCCATGCCGATGACGGTTGCGCCGAAGCTGATGCCTCGGGCGAATTGCATGACCCGTGACCGGTAACTCGCATCGCTCGCGTGGGCTGTGTCCCACTGGTCACCGGTTGCCGTGGCTATGTAGGGGTTGAAGCTGAGATACTCCTGTGGTGTCCGGCGTACACCGAAGAGAGCACCGTAGAATCGATCGAGGTCGTAGAAGTGAGTCGACGACAGCACCTGCGACAGTCGGGAGATCGTGAGGCGCTTCTTCAGTTGCCCCGCCCCGGCATCCCCGAGCAGTACCTTCATGAGTCGCACAAGGTGGCTCTCGGCGGCGAGCGAATACACCTCCTCTGGGAAGTGTCGAAGCCGGTCCATGATGGCCGACTGGGGCAGGAGAAGGTCGGTGCCAGTGCTGAGCCCACTGGGTACAGGCACCGAGGGGGGAAGCTGTACCGAGATCAATGACGGTATAGGAGTGAGTGAGGGGTTCGGTGCCATCTACACCACACCAAATGAATTCTGGGCCTTCTGCAACAGCGTGAGGCTGTTGAAGGCGGGAAGCTGATCGTCGCTCAGAATTACGTCTGTTGCCCTGCCGCTGCTCTGGTATGTGGTGATGACTGCCCCCAGCGAGTTCACCTGCTGAATGGCATAGTTGGTCGGGTTATCGGTCGCTGTCAGCAGACGTACCGAGTCCACCCCAGGCACCTGATGAGCAATTTCGATGAGATCGGATACCTGCACCACACCGTTGAATCCAATGTCGGAGATGAAAGCGGAAAGGCTGTTCTGCATCTCGGTCTGCACACTGGTCAGGTTGAAGCCCGGGGTGAGGATGGCCGCCATGTAGAAGTTGAGCAATAGCACCTTGGCCTGATGAACCTTTACATCTGTCGTCACCAGACGCCATGCCCGCACAGCCAGGTCGATCTGATGGGGCACAGCATTATAAAGGTAGTCGGCCACGATGGTGTGCCCATTCAAAGCGGCCAGGGCAGCGGAGTTGGGGCCTGATGGTGTCGTTCCTGACGAAGCGATGAACTCCACCCCGGAGAGAGACCCGAATGCCCCACCGTTCCTCGTTATGTCGTTGACCAGGAAGTAGTCGACATTGCGCGTGAGCAATGGTCCTCCGGCAATCTGGATCGTCCCCGAGATGGATGGGTTGACTACCGGGGAGAAGGCGAAGGGGGCGAAGTAGTTGCCCGCCTGCGGCGGCCCGAGGTTGTCTCTCTGAAAATTGGCGACGTTGAGGGGATCGCCCACCGTGGCATTGAAGAGTCGGGTCGTCGAGAAGATGACAGTTTCTGTCGCTTCGGTAGGAGCTTGTCCTGAGACATAGAGATCGATGCGGTTCGTGATGCCGTTGATGGGGTCGTTGCGCGAGGCGAGAGGCACGTACTCGAACTGAAGGTCGTAGACACCATCGGGGACCGTCGCCCCGTTCAGGGATGTCACGGAGGGTGGTGTGCTGGCCGTGAACGTGTAGTGGACCCCAGGCGTGAGCACCTGGCCGCCGTCGATGTTGGGACCGAAGATGGCTGAGGTGGGGTAGACGTAGCGGGCTCCGGCCAGCGTCGAGATCGCTACACCTCCGACAAGCTGCACCTGTTCGCGCCATGTCTTCGACGCTCCTATCACGTTCGCCTGGGTGACGGCGGCGTTGTCAAGGGCGATCGCCAGGAACATCTGTTCGGTACCGGCCAGGTTCCGAAAGACTGTCTTCTTGAATCTGGTCCGGAGTTGGTCGTCACTCTCTGGATCACTCCCGCCGACCAACGCCGATGGGTTGGTGAAGCTCGGGATGCCGTCGAGGGGCGTTACCTTGCGTACGAGACTTGAGGCGGCGATGTTGCCGATAGCCCCGCCGACAACTGCCTGCACGGGGATCGTGATCGTCGTCTGCCCAGCCGGAAGGATCGCTGGCACCATGGTGGATACCACGATGGGCGTTGAGTCCGCGGTAGCAAGCTGAGTGCCGATTGGGATGAAGATCGCCGGGGCGACAGTCGGGGCCGGAGGCAGGGTGCGTGAGAAGGTCACCGATCCCGTCGCTCGTTTGGCCGCCAGCCGGGAGAAGCCGAAGAGGGCAACGAAGTCATCGAGGTCCGAGCCGGACTTGGCGTTGATGTCGTACTGGTAGTCGAGCAGCACCTTGTCTGAGTAGGCCGAAGCGATCACCTCAGCAACGGCATCGACCATCTTGCGCACCGTCGTACCTACAGAGGTGTCCAGATCGGGTTCAGTGAGGGCAAGGCCCTGCACCATCTGATCTGCGATCTGACCGGTGGTGACCGTCATCCCGTCACCCCGACCACTTGAGTGAGCAGTACCTTGGAACTGTGATCGAGCGTTGACAGTACGACTTGCACGGCGAAGGCATCGAATGCCTGAGTCACATTGATGGAGTCAACTCGGCCGACGATCTCCGAAGGCGAAAGCCGGGGGGTAACGGCGTTTGCAACGTCCTGGGCTGCAATACCACGCTGAACCATGGAATAGTTCTGGATCAGCCGCGAGACCTCACCCTTGACCATCAGGTCCACCTGTTGGGCATCGAGGCCCACGTAGGTGGGCAAGAGGCTCCCCCAGTTGGGGTGGAAGCGGTCACAACCAATCGGCTCCCGGCAGGCGATGCCCAGGTCTTGCGCGATCTTCCGTGGGCCAGTCACCACCTCATAGGAGGTTGGCCCCATCACCAGGTCCCCGTTGTTCACGGCAAAGGCTTTCATCTCACTCCTTCTGTCGCCGGAGGCACACCGGAGGCAGGATCAGATACGGACGGCCGTGTAGCGAAGCCTCACGCCGTGAAAGGTGACGATGGACGTGTTCGTATCCGACCCGTTCACCCCATCGCGATCGACGGCGACGTTGACGACACATCCTGCTACGGGTGTACCTGCCACGCTGCCGATACCCGTCACGAGTCGTTGCTCCAGCCCGGTCGGGGCGATGATGGTTGAAGCTCCCGGGGGAATGGCCCCTGTTGTGTTCATCGGATCGAGTCCCGGCCGGATCGCCGCCGCCTGGGCATCGATCTTGCAGTTGCCTCCGGCGGAACAGGTGAAGTAGATGTCTCCAGTGATGGTGGTGCCCGGGGAGTAGTCGATGGGAACAGTGGTGTGACCGATGACTCCCGACTGCGCTGCTGAAGGGAAATGCCATCCCCACTGGTTCGTTGCCCAGCTTCCGAAAGAGGCGTAGGTGGGTGAGCCCAGGGATGCATCGAAGTCTCGGGCAGGCATCCACCATTCGTTGGTGAAGGTCTGTCCGAGCAGCATCGCTCCTGCGGCGGTCAGGATGTCTGAACGAGCAGCGGTGGTCGCTACCCCCGGCCCGGCGAGTAGAGACGCCAGAGAGGCTTGCAGGGCCGTTACAGCGGTCTGTAGGGCTGCCACGTCGGGTGGCGTTCCCCCTGGAGGGTTCATGATGGCGACGAATGCCCAGAATCCCAGGGTCTGGCTGATGATCCACACCTCCCCGGCGGCCGGTACCTGGTATCGGTGGGCGAGGATGTCGAGGCGTACCTCGATCTCGGCCCCGAGCGAATTCACCACGACTGCCTTCTTTACCGTGGTGTCGACGGAGATCACCCTGACCACCTGGATCTGAAAGCCCTGGTTCGGTGGCCCCTGGCCCATCACAGACCTCCACGGGGGAAGCCGAAGAGGGCACTCTTGTCCGTCGCTGCCGGAGCGATCAGGGTGGCCTGAGTGGTGAACCCCCCTCCATCAGAGAAATCAAAGGAGTGCGAGACCGCCGTGATGTATGCCTGGAATTTGTGCGACGGCAACTTGAGTAGCATCCCAGGGTAAAGCTCGGGCATGAAGGTTATGGGGATGACCGTGGAGAACTGAGAAGCCCATGACTTTTGGAAGAGACGGATCGCGTACCAGAACTCAGCGAAGTGCCCGGTGATCGCGCCCATGGGCTGGTAGTCCATGCGCTGGCCGAAACGTTGCTGGATCGAAGCTGGGTCCATCCATCCCTTTGCCCTGGGGTCATCCGACGATAGATTGAAGAGGGCTTCGAGAATCTGGGGGAACTCCACGGTTGCGATGCCTGTGGTTGCGTACTGCTGGATCAACTCAGGCACAGTACCAACCCCCATCGACGAGCCTGCGGTGAACTGATGGGTGACGAGGTGCTGATCGCTCCACATGACGGTGAAGCCGTCTCCCATGACCTCGATGTCCTGGATCTCCATGTAGGCCGCAGTGCCATAGGCACCGAAGTAATCAGGGAACCAGGAGATGAAGTCACCGTTGGGTGCGCTCATGAACGAGCGCATGGAAGTTCCCGCCACCGTGGCGATGTAGGTGAGCAGAGGAGTGTCGTTCATCATCGCCCGTGGCCCCGAGAGGATCTGCCCAGGCCCAGGGGCGAGGATCCAGTTCGAAGCGGCGATCAGCGCCCCGGAGAGTCCAGCCGGGATAGCTGCCGGGGAACCGGGTGTCGCTGTGGATGCCGCCGCCACAGCCCCTTGCGCCGTCGTAGCCGGAACTTTGCCGTCTGCTCCTACTCCGGCCCAGAACTCCCAGTGCCAGGGCTCGGGCGCAACGCCACCCGGTTCGGCAAAGGGAGGATGGATCCAGCCATACTTCGAGGCATTGGCTTTCATCCAAGCGTAACCAGGGCTGTTGAACGATGACAGGACGCCGATGTCGATCGCAAAGCCCCAGCCATGGTTGCTCGTCCCGGGGGACGCTGCAAAGCCTGGCCTGGAGTTGGCGAAGACCTGCTGTTGCTCCGCCAGCGATCGGTAGGTGTAGGAGAGGTTGACCTTGAAACCGCCGGGATCTGCGGCGGCTGCATCCCTAAGGGCGTTGTAGCCTTGGGCAGCCGCCGGATGCAGGAACCACTGCTTGCCTGCCGGGTCGAGTACCGGGGTGAGGAGAGAGGTGGGGATGTTGCCGTTGCTCAGCCCGGCCCAGGAGAAGTCCGGGAGCTTGGAGCCAAGGTTAGGGATAGAGAAGCTCACCGTGGCGTTAGTGATGCTGGAGGATGTCGAGGCAACGGTACCCGGCGCTGGAGGTCCGGCAAAAGGAGAGCCTGGCTGGCCTGGCAGCAGGCCCTGGTACGGCCCGAGCACGGCGTTGTCTGGAGCGAAGCGAATCTCCACCACGTCATCGGTCTTGGCCCCAAGCACCTGGCTGAGCGCGTAGGGAGACACATCGATCACGCGATGTGTCGGAAGATTTGCGTTGGGTCCCCAGTCGGCAGCCCTCCCGACGTAGGCCCGGTTGTTCTTGGGGTTGTAGACCAGGATCTTGCGATTGCGCCACCAGTTGAGTGCAGCGTTCTCCTGCGCTGGGGTGAGGTAGCGGGCTGCATCACCTGTTGCCGGGTTCACCGTGACATAAGGCCAACGCATGGCGATGTACCAGACATCGGTCGGGTTGGTGCCAGGTTCCCCGGTGAGGGCCATGTGGCCGGTGGCGTCGGTCGTACCCACACCTGCGAACGAAGAGATGGTGCCCGAGGTTGCAGGCAATGCCCCTGTCCCCGGCAAAGATCCGCCCCCACCAGAAGGTGTTGTCATCGTGCCCGTGGTCAAAGGTGAGACGCCTGCGATCGAGGGAGTGCCGCCGAGGGTGCCGAACCAGTTTGGGAAGTCCTGCGCAAGTTGATCCCCGAGCTTGGCAACCCTGGAGTACCAGTCTGGAGGGATGCCGCCGATGTGGATCTTGTCGTTGTCCCATGCCGCCACCTTGGTGAGCAGCGCGAGCAAGACCGCTTTCATGCCACCATCGGTCGAAGACAAAGCGTTGGTACCGATCGTCGTGTTGAGCAGGTCGACAGCCGCTTGCGAACCCACATCCCACTCCCGCATCTGAAGACGCTTCAGTGTGCAGGTCGCCGTGAGGGGGATCTGGCGCGGGTAGGGGGAGTAGTACGGGATGTCGTTGAGGTACCCCGAGAAGACCAGCATCCAGGCGATACGCTTCAGTTGGATGGTGATCGCATCGTTCGGGGTGAAGACGCCATCGTACTTCCTGCGGTGGTTGATGAGGGTGAACGAAGCCTGAGAGGGTGAATCTTCGTTCAGGTCGACCTTGCCGTTCGCCAGATCGGCCGACACGTCGATGATGCCTTCGTTGGCGGTCGCGATGATGATCCTTGCCGCCGGGCTGTAGATGAACGTCGGCATTACTGAGCCTTGTTTCTTCCGCCCTGGAGGATTGCAGCATCAGGGGAGCCTGTCGGGTAGACGGCGAAGTCAGCCGGGCCAGCCGGTGGAGTGAAGTAGCCAGGGTTGTCATAGAAGAAGTCGACACCGGGTGGCGAGTTAGCTGAAAGCTGAGTCCCGGCAGGATAGAAGTATGGAGCGAAGATCGTGTCGTTGAGCGCCGGGAAATACCTGGAGAAGTTGGTCGGGTTCGGATCGATGGTGGCGACGAAGGTGACCTTGACCTTGTGAACCACCACGGCTATGTCGTCACCGAAGGGGATAGGCGACGTAGGGATGCCGATCTTGTCGAACCCTCTCGCCGGAACGATGACGCGCATTGGCTTGGCAGTGGAGTCGACTCCTGACTGAGCTTCGATGTAACCCTTCATCCACTCCCCGAAGGCTTGGTATCCCTGGAAACCTGCGAAAGCAATCGACAGGATGAAGTTGTCCTCCACCACCCGTGAGGTGAGGAAGGTCTGTGAAGCTCGGGCATCCTGCTGTTCGCCTGTGATCTTCATGCCATGTGAGATGCCGGTCACACGGCAAACGAAGGCCCCATAGTTGGCCGAGGCCAGGAGCGCGTTCTCCCCGCTCACGATCCACCTCGGAGTGGAGACGGCGGTGGTAGACCCTGAGGCGTGAAGAACGGTGTGAAGAGAGCTTCTCGTTCAGCGTCGGTGATGTTGTGAGCGATGCCCCCCGTGGTGAACCCAAACCCTCCGAAGTCCACCAGTATGGGGCGGCCCTCCGGAGGCCCGCTTGGTTGCGAGATCGCCACGTCCGAAGCCCAGACTGTTTCGGCACTCATGGCGAGGAGACCCCCACAGCATTACCGGCCGGACCCAACGTAAAGGTTGACAGATATTTGGCGGCAGCCAACGGATCATTGGGATCGATCTGCTGATGCTGCAACAAGGTGTCGGCCTCCTGTTGGGAGATGGTGCCCTGGTAGCTGCGAAGCTCTGCTGTAGACGCCCACCCCAGACCTTGGGAGAGCCGGGAGACATAGTCGTTGACAGCCGCCGCACCGAGGGCGTTGATCGAAGAGTTGGCCTCGACGATAGCCAGCGTCAGCATCCATTGGGGATTGATGATCTCGTTCGCCACGGTCACCGACCCTCCCTCGCCACCAGGTTGTGAGTAGTCCTTCAAGTAGACCAGGAAGTCCCAGTTCTTCGGAGGGTACAGGAATCGTACCGGCGGGGCGGTGAGATGCGGATTGACCACGGTGAAGCTTGACGCCACCTGCGAGTCGGCCATGGCGCGCATGTCGGTCAGGAACACCTGTTGCTCCTGCCACCCCCCGACACCGAAGGAGCCCGTCAGTGTCATGTCTCCGAACATGACGCCGATGATCTGCACCACACGTCCCCCAATGGTCTCGTAGACGGCCGTCTTGATCTTGTAGGTCCATTGCACCGATACCGGATCCAGTCGGAAGAGCCTTCCGTTGAGAGACGCTACGCCCATGGCTCATCTCCCTACGGGTTGCCGGAGTTCAGCGCGCTGGACGTGACCTGGATCGGCGGCGGCAGTAGTGCAGCGTTGGGATCAGTCGGGGCTGTCGAAGTGTCGAGGAACCTGAACCGCTGCTTCAGCCAGTCGGTGGCATCGAGTGTGACCGTGACGTGCGCCTGTCCCGCAGCCTTGTCGGCAGCCTTCTGGGTCCGGGCGGTGTAATGGGCAAGCGTCTCGCCCTTGCCGACGTTCTTCAAACTGGCCGAGTCCTGAAGACCCAAGGGCATGTTCTGGGTTGCTACAGGAGACATGCCCACGGAGCTTGCCACATTCTGCCCAGTGGTCATGTCGATTGCCTCGCCCGAGGCAATCTGATCGTAGTAGGTTGACATGGCCGTCTTGAAGTCAACGATCTTGTCCCCCTCCGCAGACTTCACCTTAAATTTTCTGTTGGTGACGCCGGTATCAAGCAAGCCCTGCGCGATCGGGGACTCATAGCCGGTACGCGATACAGCCTGGAGGTAGGACACCTTCGGCGTGACATCTGAGGCTGCGGTTACAGTACCCTTCATCGCTTTCAGTTCTCTGGCAACCTTGCCCCCAGGCACAGGCTGGAAAGGCTTCCCCTTGGCTTCGAGGGCGGCAGCATCCCTCTCCGGATCAATGAGCCCTCCGGCCGCTGCGACGATGAACGATCCCAACTGATCTGGTGACTGGGTGGGAGTACCGAACTGCTGAGCCATTCGCTCGCCAATACGGGGGTCGATTCCGGCCTTGTCCAATACCTGACGGCCCAAGGCTGCGATCTCTCCTGGAGACATGCCCGGGTGGGTGTTGTCTTTGATGTACCTCTGCACGTCGGCAGGAATGCGTTGGCTAAGCCATGTCCATGCCGGGCCTTGGATCAACTGGAGCTTCTGGGCGTTGGGAACATTCGGATTGTTGAGCAGATTGAGTGCATGGGCATAGGTCATCCCCTGCTGCGAAGCTCCCAGGGCGATGTTCTGCTCGTTCACGAGACCTGTCAGCCCGGTCTGGCCGAACATGCGCTGAAGACCGGAGGAGGTGAGTGAGGTGGTGAGCGCCTGGGCAATTGGCACGGCCGCAGCCCCGCCCACCACGTTCGATGTCGTGGTGACACCTGTAGTGAACAGAGCCCGAGCTTCCTTGGCGTTTGCTCCGGCGGCCTTCGCGGCGTTGGTCACAGATTGAAGCGCCGTCGCTACCCCAGCCAATCCCTCCTGGCCGTGTTGTGCCTCGGTGTTGATCAACTCGATCGAGTCAGCGATCGTCATACCGAGGTTCTTGTAAGCCTGGGTTGCCAGGTCGAGAGCACCCTGACGTTGTGACTGCCCGAGCCCGATCTGCGACACCCCGAAGAAAAGCTCCTGTGCCTCTCTTCCGCCCATGACTCCCATCTGCGAAAACTGGAACATGCGAGATCGCGCTCGCTGCCCGGCCCCGGCGATGTTGGATCCCCCCATGATCTCCTGCCACTTGGCGTTGGCGGCCCGCTGCTCCTGGACCTGGTGTACCGCCATGGCACCGGCCGTGATCCCACCAGTGATTACCGCCAGGGGGGCCGTCAGACCAAGCTCTCCGAGTCCCTCCGCTGCTGCCCCAAGCATGCTTCCGCCCTCTTCAGACGCCGCATACTGCATCCCACCCTTGACAGCCCTCCCCACGGCAGAAGTCGGCTTCCACTTCTGCACCCGGGCCGAAGAAGCAAGACGCCCGATGAGGTGCTGCTTCACCCCGGCGCTGCTACGTAGGCTCTCCAGGAGGTCGGCGTGAGCAAAGTGGGGATGCGGCTGATGGCTTGGATGTACCGGAGGCACGTCAGGGGCACCAGGAGCATTCCTTGGTGTGCCGGGTGGTTCAGTAGGCTCAACGCCTGGAGGTGTCCCTGGAGCCCCAGGATGGGCCTTAGCGGGTTCTGTGACCTTGCCCTTCGCGGAAGGTGCGCCAGGGGCGCGTTTGCCTTTGATCTCGGCAAGGACAGAGGCCATCGCCTCCCTGATCGCCTGCTCAAAATCTGACGCCAGGCCACGCTCCACCTCGTGTCCGGCGGCGACAAAGGTACCAGGCAACCCCCCAGCCGGGACTCCTTGGGCCGTACCGTGCTGGGTGCTCCAAACCTCTCTGCCGATCACGGCATTACGTACCTGGCCCATGGTCCCCGTTCGGGAGTTCAGGATCCGGAGTTCTCTAGTAACCTGCCTCAACTCCTGCACCATGGCGTCTTCGTTGTCCATAAGCCCGCGTAGCGAGTACACGAGTTCCATCTGGATCGACCCCATCATCATCGAGGCATTGGGCTGGGCAGACTGGACATCCTGCTGTGACTGCCCTCCGAGGATGGAGGCGGCCATACCAGGGGTCATCTCAGATACTGGGGGCACCGTCGAACTCCACTCCTGTCAGCACACCTTCGGGATGGGCCAGCATCTGCTGCAAGACCTTCTCGGCCTGCTCCTGGGAGACCTTGCCCTCGAAGAACATTTCGCCGGTAGTGTCAGAGAGGTCGAGGTTGTCGACACGCTCCGCTCCAGTCCGGCTGCGTTCCTCAGGCCCTTCGCCGTCATCCACAAACCACTCCGGGAAGAGATCCTTCGCCATCTCCGGGCGACTGGTGAGCAAGGCCCTCTTGACATCGTCGATTTGCCTCTCACGACGCTCCTTGCCCTCCAGGGCCATCATCAGGTCAAGAGCCCAGTCCTGAACCACGGAGAGATGGCGGCCGGTCAGGAGACCTCGACGTTCGGCATTGCGGATTCTGCGGTCGAGGTAGGGGTCGAGTCCGTCGACCCGAATACTTTTCCCATCTCTTCAATCACATCCTCGACACGTTTCTCCAGAAGCAGATACCGCTCGTAGATCACATCGACCGTGGGAGGGAACCATGACCTCCGCACGAAGTTGAAACGGTTGAGCAACAGCGTATCAGTGGTCTCGTTGGTGACGGGGAATGGCGGCGGCTGATCGTCCACTGCAACGATGCAGGCTGCCACCACGAGCATCTGGTATGCCTTGACATCGGCAATGGTGCCCACATAGGGCTTGTGCAGCAGGCCCATCTCCAGCAGATCGTCGCTGGGGATGGTGCGAATGGTGAAACGATGTCCCAACCAGGTGAACGTATCGGTGAGCTTGCCGATGAAGAGCAGGCCCTCGAAGTCCTGGCGGAATCGCTGGTCGAATCCTTGGCTCTCGGCCTCTGGTGTCGCCACTTCCGACTACGCTGCCGCCGCGACGTTGAGGCGAGTCGTGTGCGTGTACGCCACGGTGATGTTCTTCGGGAAGGTCAGAGCCCCGACCGTGATGTTCTCACGGGTGTCGATGTAGGTGACCACACAATTCTGGTAGACCTTCACGCGCCATGTGTTCGAGCCGGGAGGGGTGATCGTCATCTGACACGTCAACCCGATCGGGGACGCTGCGATGCGGTTGTAGACATCCACCAGGTTGGCGGTACCCTCCAGGCCGAAGAGGCTCTGCCACACGGGGATGTCCCAAAGTTCCCGGATGGTGAGGGTGAGCGTGCCGATGGCAAGCACCCTCGAAGTAGCGATTTCGATGGCATGCTGCTCTCCGAGGGGCGTGATGCCTTCAGCCGGGGTGATGGGGTCCTGGCCGGAGTCGGTGACCGAGTCGAGGAGGGCGATCGCGTGGCCGTTGTAGGCAAAGCTTGTGAAGCCGGAGCCAACGATCCTCGAACGTGTCTGGGGCATGCCTCCTCCTTATGCCGCCGCAGCGGCCGGGTTGATGGTGGTCGTCTCGCCGGTCACGGTGTTGATCGAGAACTGGATCTGGATGTAGTTGAGCGGGTAGGCCGGGACGTATTGGAAGGTGACCAGGATCACCGTGGGGTCACCTGTCTGCTGGGCAACGGCAAGCCCGCTGTACTTGAAGATGATGTTCGAACTTACCGCCGTCTCCAAAACGCCAGACATCAGGCCCTTCACCTGAGGCACCGTCTGAACGGTGATGGGTGTACCGATCAGTCCAGAACCGTCTGCTGTCCGACTGATCAGGTCGACGAGGGCGTCCTTGGCCCGAACCAGTGAAAGCTCCCGCTCACTCTCGACGGCTCCCGCTCCAGCAGTCGTCACACCGTGACGGATGATCAGGTTGCCCTGTCGATTGGCCTCTGTGACAGCAACCCCAGCCTTCGACCAGGTGTTCTTCAGCGCCATGGTCATGGTCTGGAGAAGGGTTGCCGGGATACCTGCGAAGCCACGTACAGACTTCTTGGTGAGAGGCATCTGCACCGGCAGAGAGGTGATCAACCCCCCGTAGGCTGCGGCCAGGTAGTAGCCCCCCACGGTGATCGTGGAGTTGGTGAATCCGTTGAAGAAGCTCAACTGGTTCGGCCATGCCACCACGACTCGTTCGTCGGCTACGCCCGAAGCGATGACATCCGGCAGCACGGTGACCGTGGTCTCATAGCCGACGATACCCACGGTGTTCATGCCATTGGCGAAGCGCGTATCCAAGGCGATCGCCAGGTCGGTGGCGACATTGATCACGTCCCCCGGGGCGATCGCAGTACCGGTAAGGCCGACCGTCAGGGGGACGATGACGTTGACGTTTGGAATGCCCCCAAGCTGTGTGTAGGCGCTGGCAAGCTGGGTTCTCGTGACCGTGGCCGTAGGTGTCGCCACCAGGACAAGCTGGTTGGCCCCGTTGTTGAACGCGGTCTGGGCTGCAAGAGATAGAGGCGAGACGATGGCACCACTGGTGGGGTCGATGGGGTTGCCGTACTTCGCCTGGATGGCGTTGAAGTCCGAGGATTGGTACGGAGCGTAGTAGTCGGTGTCGGCGTATCGGTAGGAAACGTAGACCGTGGCCCCGTCCGAGATCCCTCCACTCCCAGCCCTCTGAACGGTGAGTGTGTTGTCTGGTGTGGTGGCGGTGTTGGCGTCTGCCCCACCCCCGACCGTGGTGGTGTAGTCGGTGGTGACCACGTAGGGCGTTCCTGCTGCGTTGGCGACGACGACCGTGGTGGGATCGATGCCGAGGTGCTGAAGCAACAGAGGGGTCGTCCCATGCAGCACGACGGTCTCTGTCGCGGAGCGATACCCGAGCGCCGGGCCGATGATGGCGACGACGGTGGGCTGCACTCCGACGACCGACACCCCGGCGTTGGGCGTCTCCTGGATGTATACGCCGGGAGGCTGGTACTGACTGAAGTCAATCGGCATCTGGGCTCCCCTGTACGCGTTGGTCTGGCCTCACCCCTTCTCGGGGTTGTGGGCTCAGCCGACAGGGTTAGCGCCAGTTGACGCCGGAAGGGGGTCCGGCCGGAGCTTCTTCGGGGATCACAACGACCTTGGAGATCGGGACCTTGACGATCTGAAGGCCATCCGACACAAACTCCCCAACACACTCCATCCGAACATCAACCCCGTAGACCATCTCGTCTGTTCCCCATGGCGTTCCGGCCGTGGCGGTCGGAGGCCCCATGGCGACCTGGTCGAAGTCGAAGTTACAGGCGATCAGGTCGTTCGCTTCGATGTAGTTGCGAAACTCCGCCGTGGCCGCCACCTCCTTGCCGAACGCCATCACCTTCAGCACTTCGTCGAAGAGGAGGTCACGCTCCAGAGAAGTGAGGGCGAGGATGGTGAACACGGCATAGCCCTGGAACCGCCATCGGCCGATTATGCCTACGGTGGTTGACCCTATTGCCATCTCCTGGTAGGCCACACCGATGTTCTGAAGCTGACCCGCCATCTCGAAGTCGACCCAGATCGAGGGGTAGTCGGTGCGGTCGATTGGGAACTCGATCGAGACCTTCAGGTTCTGAAACTGCGCGGCCGGATAGTCTTCGTCGAAGGTGACCTTCATGGCATCGGTCAGGAGGGTCTTCAGAGGCACGAGAAAGATGGCGTCATCCCTCCTGCGTGTAGGTCTGCATGGACCCGCTGGGGATGTCGAGGGCCACGGCTGCCCGCTCGATGCCTTGGTGAAGGAATGATGCACCCCAGCCACGATGGGCGAAGGAGCTTTCGGACAACCCTGGATGCCGCCAACGGACACCGACGTTGCCCGGAGCAATCTGTCCCCCTAGAGCGCCTGACCTTGTGTCCGGCGAAGGAGCTTCCCTCAGTGTGATGCGGCCTGGAGCCCCGGGATAACTCATGGGAACAGATACCCTCCGCCCATTGCGTGTGATGGTCTTGCGCTGCCCCAGTCTGGCCGCCCGCCGGAAGATGAGCACCTGATGGCGGCCAGAGGTTGTGGTGCGGATCTCCGCCTTCGGGTTGTCGCGCTGGATCTTACCGGTAGGGTCGTCGACCCACATGGGGATGGTCTTGCCTGCCACGTTATACATGGTGAACGCTCGGATTCCCATGGCTTGATACCACACGTAATCTTCTGCCCAACCAATGCCGAAATATCCGAGCCCATAGATGGGCAGGAAGTTGTTGGACGACATTCCAGTGAGCTTGGGTGCAAGTGACCGAGCAATGGTGACGGCTCTGATCGCTGCCCGCTGTGCCAGCCATGCAGGCAGGTCGTTCACCAGCATCACCAACCGATTGGGGACAGCCATCAGACCAGAAGTGGGGCATTGATGACATCAACGCCGCTCCAGTCCAGGGGGGCGCGAGTCCCGGTCACGTTCAGAAGCGCCATCAAGGAAGCTGGGTCGGGGGGTATGAGGTAAGCCACCGAAGCTTCGTCCTCCCTGTTGACCGAGGTGAGATTGAAGCCGATGAGGCTGCCTTGTGAGCCGATAGGACCGAAGCCGGTGTGGATCCTGTCGCCCCGGGGATCCCCCACCTGCCAGCGGGTCCCGTCGTAACGGAAGACATAGTCGTTGCTACGCATGGTGAAGTCAGAGGTGGTCTGGATCAATTTGGCATCCGACTGAAGCACCTGGCCCCGGGCATCGGTGACGAGGGTGTCCTCATTGGTGTCGGTCCAGAGTGCTGGCCGGACGATCTGAGCACGGATCCCGCCCTCGAAAGTCGTGCCGTAGCAGTTCAAGCACTTTTCTTTATCTGACTGTCCGTAGGCAGAGGATGTCCGACCTCGGGCGTAGCAGACATGACAACGGGTCACCCGGCCAGCCTGGAGGTCTTGGATGCGCCACGTCAGCACGAAGATGCTGTACTCCCCGTAGGCGTAGAGGGCTTCGTTGTGGCGCATGGTCTCCTGGTCGATGGTGTACTGCTTCAGATCCGGCAGGTAATAGATCGGTGGCCGGGCCGGGGCAATCGGCACCATGGACGTGACATAGAAGACTTCGTCACCAACGACCGCGCCGCCGGACTCGACTGCATCCCAGTGTGCCCGCCAACTTCCCAGAAGAGCATTGGTCGCGACGTTGAAGACGAAGACATAGGTGCCATCAGGTTGCCTGGTAGGAACCCCACCGGAGAACATCAGGGTTCCATTGGGATCGAAGATGCTCACCCTCACGTTGGTCGGCGTGAGCACGTTGCCACTGAAGTCGATGAACTCCGCGGTAAGGTCGATCGAGCCGCCCTGGATGACGCTCTCCGGTTCCTCAGTGATCTGGAATGGCATGGCTATGTCTTGAGAACTTCGATGGTGGCATTGTGGAAGGTGCAGGTGGTGGTGGCCGCAGCCGCGCCATAGGTGAGTTCGAGGAGGTTCTGGACCGTTGTGTTGACGGTCACGGTGGCAACGACCTGACCCACCACAACAGCAGCCGCCGAGACGCCGGTCACGCCGTTGTTGTTCAGGAACCCAGAGCCGATCGCTGTGCCGCTGCTCCCGATAGTCCGGAGGGTGACGATGAGTTCCACGAAGAATGGGATCGCTGTACCTGAGGTGGCAGCGGTCGGTGTGATTACAGCGGCGACAACTCCAGTCAGGGTCGTTGTACCGATGCGTGCTCTAAAGTTGGAGGCATTGGCTACGGTTGAAGTACAGACGCCGGAGCCTAGAAGTCGGTAGGTGGTTCCGATGTTCATCGCGTTGGCAGGGATCGTGGCAGAAGCCACCACGGTCTCAGTGCTGTTGATACCCGCGCTCGCAGCAGCAATTGCCGCCAACCCACGAGGTAGATAGATCAAGCCGCCAGTTTCGTCCTTGACACAAGGAAGAGGAGCCGCAGAGACAGTGCTGTCAATGAAGAAGGCTGCCTGGCCTGCTGCGGGTGTCGCAACACTGGCCGGAGCCGATTTACCAAGGAAGATAGCTCCCAACGTCGCTCCTCTCTAAATCTGGATAGTTCCCCATTGTTCAGTGACGGGAAAGGCTGCCTGGAAGAGCACGCCAACGGTGAACCACGTTTGCGTAGATCCAGAGGTCTGAGTATGGGAGGTAGCCGTGCCTGCGTTGCCGACGTTGATGTTGTACGTGACCCAGTTGCCTCGAAGGTCTGTCGTGTCAACCCAGCCGGATCCCGGATTCCCCGACGCCGAACCAGTGATTGCCAAATAACCAACATAGGCTTCCTTGTCAGCAGCCGAGGTGAGCGAAGGGTAGGTATACGTCGTGTTCGAGGTGTTGGGATCCTGGAACCCGGTTTTATCTACTGACCAGACCGTCACTGCCCCAGCGGTCGAAGTAAGCTCCCAGGCGTCGAGGCTGCCTGCGGCTTGCCCCGTGGTGGAATTGTAGGTGGGGGTCACGGTCAGCGAGCCTGTAGATGTTACAACCCCCCACCAGACATCGACGCCATGAACCCCGTCCACCATAAAACGTTGGGACGCGAGTCGCCATGTCGTCACCCCTCCCCCGGAGATGGAGTTAACCTTGAGGTTCGCAGCGGCACTGTACTTCTCTTCAATGATCACGACCATAATGTTGCCGACCGTCGTGGGAGTGATGGTCGCTGAGGCAATGAGACCAGTGTCGTTGTTGCCCGTGTCCATCGAACCGACGACGCTGATTGTGGCTTGGGTCATTTCCGGTACCGGACGAAAAGAGTGAGGTCTGAACCTGCGATGGTGGCCCCGACCTGTACGATGTTGACGGTAAAGGCATCTCCGGGCATGATGCTGATGTCGTCGGGCACAGTCTCAGGCAAAGAGTTGAATGCTGAAGCAGCAACGGTCGGCCTGTTGGCTGTCGTTGGATAGATCGAGAGTCCGTTTTTGAGTACGTCCAGGATCAAGGTCGCCCCGGTAGGAGCAGTGTTGACTGCGGCGGAGATCCCCAGGATGGTGGCGGAGTAAGGCAAGACCAGGCGTCCAACACCAGTCGACACAGTCAACGCCCCAGCCTTTGAGAAAGTTTGGATTTCGTCGGTTCCGGTGGGAGCCGTGACGACCTGTACCAAGTTCCCTAACACCGTGAGGTTACCGGCGTCGAGGTGCAGATCCCCAGGTATGACCAACTGAAAGTTGGCCGGAATGGTGAGACTCCCGAGGGTCAATGTCATCGGATGCATGCCCAGAGGGATTAGCTGCCCGGTGATGTCCTGGATATAAAGACTCCCATCGAGCCCCGCATACAGGCCAAGAGCACCAGAGTCAGGCACGGCAGGTGTTGCCTGTTCGACAAGCTGGAGGGGTGTCAGGAACTTCTCAGGCATTATCCGACAACGATCACGCGGTAAGCGTTGCTGGCTGGGGCCACGGCGAAGATGACTGTGATGTTGTTGGTGTCGGTGCATTGCACGTTCGGCAGCACCACGTTGAACGGTGTGGTGTTCTCGATCACTGTTGTCGCAACCCACTGATTGCCGAGCGCGTGGTTGCAGACGATCGAGGTCGCGGCTCCGTCACCGATCAGGAACTCCTTGTATCGAGGCACCAGGGATGTGTCGATCCGGGCGGAGGTGCCATCGGCCAAGATGCCAGCCCCGTTGTTGACAGAGATGGTGTTACCAGACTTGCTGAGACCATTGCCTGCGGTGATGTCCGCGACGCCCGTGAACTGCACCCAGTTGATCGCCGTGGTACCGACCGTGAATGGTCCAGCACCCGAGACGACGAAACCCTGCTGGCCGTTGGTCGTCCCTGTTCTCACCAAGGTTGCAGACCCGGCGATTTCTCCGGCCGAATCCATCTGGATGATGCGGGTCAGGACGTAGGGTGTGCCGCCGGACCCGATCGAGGTGACCGTGTAGAGTCCGTTGTTGGCCGGGGCCGCCTCGTTCTTCACCAGGATGATGTCTCCGGCAACAGGTGTCTGCCCATCCACGGCTGCCATAACCCCGTTGGCGTTGGCCGTCAAGGTTGCCCCCACTCCAGCCGTACCGTTGTTGTAGGTATTGGCCGCCAGGGCTGCTGTGGTGGCGTAGGAGGCTTCTGGCTTCCAGACGGCACCCTGGGCAAGCGCATCCACGTAAGCCTTCGTGGCACCGTCCTGGGCACCTGTGGGATCGGTGACGTTGGTGAGCTTGTGGCCGATCGAGAGATCGGCGGTTGGGGCAGACAGAGACGAAAGTGAGATCGAGGAGTGATCGGAGCCGATGTGGGTCGGATTGCCGTGAGTGTGGTCGCTGTGAGGGATCGTAGTGGCCGAGCCGGTGGCCGAAGACGTGCCGTAGGTTGTCTCCGACGTGGGGGCGGCGAAGGCTTCACGGGCATGCTTGTGGTCGCTGGCGGCAAAGGTGCTGGCAGACCCCGTGACCACCGTGTCTCCCACCGCAGAAGCCGCCGGGGCAGCCGCAGCGGCCAGGGGGTGGGAGTGGTCGGATCTTGAGGGGGTGGTCGCAGTTCCGGCAGCGGCAGCGTTACCGATGCCCTCCGTGGTCCCCGGAGCCCCACCCCATGCCTCCCGTCCATGAAGGTGATCCGAACGAGCAACGCTTGTCGCTGATCCGGCCGCGGCAACGTCGCCCTCAGCCGAGTTCCCCGGCGTCCCATAGGTGAGCCCTGCTGCTCCATCAGCTTCGACCCAGGCAGTTCCGTTGTAGTAGAAGAGGATGTTCGAGGTGGAGTTGAAGTAAAGCTGGCCCTTGACAGGAGTGCCGGGCGCGGAAGCGAGGTTCTGAATCGCTGCATTCTGAAGCTCGTTCTTGCCGAGATCCAGAGGAACAAGAACCTTCGTCGCCGCCATAGCCTATCCCCTTCTTCTCAGTTCAGATATGCCGTGCCACTGAACCCGGCACTGAATCGAACGATCACTTGGTTGCCGCTGACGTAGTCCACTTCACCAATGACCACGGTCCCGGCAGAATCGACCACGACAACCGAGGGGAAAGAGCCCATGTTGTGAGTGATCGTCCACGTCGTCGAGGGTGTGTCCTGGTGGAAGATGAAGCTGCCTGTCCCGGCCGGACCTTGAGGCCCTGTCGGTCCTTGAGGGCCAGGAGGCCCCTGCTGGCCGGGTGGATAGACGAGGATGGGCATCAGTAGTACATCGCCCACAGATGCGGCCGGGCGACAGCGTTACCCGGCAGCCGGATGGGGCCGAAGTCTCCGAAGACACCACCCGAGACCAGAACCCTGGGGCGAGACAGGCCCATGTAGGCCATCTTGAAGACCTCGCTCTGACGGGTGAAGTCGTTCAACTCAATGTCGAGCACCCGCTGCCAACGATCCATGTAGTCACGGCGATCCTGGCGAGCCACCTGGACGTTCTCCGGCATGGGCTGTTCGACGTAGCTGCGGATGAGGTGCTTCAGGGCCTCAATGTAGAGGGCAGAGTCCAAGATCCCTGCGAACTGTGCCAGTGGGAACTGCTGGCCGCCGGGGTCGAGGGTGAAAGTCATGTGTGGCTGCGAAATCGTGTTGAGCTTGTTCATCGCAACCCGCAGTAGCTGAGCCATACGATTGCGCGTGAAGCGAGCTTGGAAGTACACCTGGAGGTGTGGGCCGCCGGTAGGAGAGTCGAAGAGATCAGCGAAACGGATCCATACACCTTCGACGACGCCCTTCATGTCGAGGTTCAGGGCGTCGTAAGCCGGTGACGACACGCCCACCTCCAGGAGTCCTACGTAGACCTGGGCGATTCCGTTGATGGTGTAGTTGAAGGTGACGCGGTAGATGCCCGGCGTGGCTGTCTCAAGCGACGACAGAGTCGTTTGGTAGATACCCGCGGCCGGGTTGTCGGCTGTTTTGGAGAAGACCGTGGTCGACCCGTCGAGGGACTGCATCGACACCGTCACCGAACTATCGGCGTTGGCCGGGACCCCGAGCTTGTGAACGACGAAGCCGACGACGGCGTCGGTCGAATACTGGCTGGCGTACTGGCGGTCCCCGAGCATGTCGGAGAAGCTCGGCTGCGGTGGCGAGGGCACACCGATGCCGGTCGAGATGTTGCCTGCGATCGTAACGTTGAACGTCTCGGTGTTGGTGATCGCAGCGCCATTGACAACGCCATTCCACACCGCCGTCCAGATCCCCATGATTCCGTTGGAAGGAACGGTGTAGAGGTAGTGGTAGAGGCCGACGCCATCACGTACCGGGACGGCTGCGTTGATCACCACCTGCCCCAGCGGGTTGAGGATGTTGATCGTGTAGGTGCTGGGGTCGACCAGATTCCCGCCCGAGCGCACGCGGGAGTCAAACCTGATCTGGCCGCCGAGCCCAACGGTTTGCATGGATGCCTCCCCTCTCCCCTTCTATGGGGCCGGGCACGGGGGTGACATGAAAGACGAAGCCCCCAGAGGGTGGAGTCTGGGGGCTTCGCTCTGACGGCCCACGGGCGGCGGGTACGGCCAGATTTTCTGATCTACATGGGTTTACGAGGTGACGGGTGGGCTCGGTTCGATAACGGGAGGTGCGGAGGTCTCGGGGGGTGCTGGCGTTGGGGTGGCGGGTGGAGTGGGCGTGCTGGCCGTGGCGATGGTGCCATCCGAGAGTGGCACCTCGTGTGCGGAGGTGTCCACCCCTGCCGCAGCCGCTGCATCGACCAGGGCTTGCTTCGCCCCGTCGATTGTCCGGCCGGAGTCGGGAAGGACCACCAGGTGTTCGGGTACCTCGGTGTCGTTCGGATCGACTGCCCGCAACGCCGTGCGGAGGTCGATCTCCCTGGCGCGGTCGAAGATTGGCGACGGCGTCGTCACCGACCCCAGGAAGCTGCCTTCGGTCACGGTGTTGAACTCCCCGACCATGTCGGTGGGGTTGGAAACAAAGTCGTCCCGCTCGACGTAGCCCTTGCCTGGGCCGTAATGGACCGGGCGCTGGACGCCACTGGCCTCCGCTGGCGGGGCTGCCGTCTCCAACGGGGCAGCCGGATCGCTGGCGCTCACCTCGCCCGAAGCCTGGCGAGTCCCCCGGGCCGTCTTGGTCGTTGCCACCTCTTCTGCGGTTGCGCTCATGATCTCTACCTCCTGGTCTGGGGGATGCCTCTATGTTGGCCTATGGGGCGGCTACAACGGCCGCAGAGGCACGTTCCCTCGGGGCGAGGGTGGTTCGTACCCACTTCATGACCGGCTCGCCGTCGATAAGCTCCTCGGTGCTCTCGGGAACGAACTGAGCCTTCAGGTCCGCGTGCTTGGAGCAGAGCGGCGGAGCCTCGTTGCGCTGCTTCTCTCGTACCGTGACCTCTTCGTTGCATTGGCCCTTGCCCCGGGTGGACGGGCCGACACAGGAAACCACGATGATGTCGTTGTGGGTCTCTTCGACGATGGTGGCGCGGATGGCAGCGTCGGCATCCGCCCGGCGCTGGCGGTAGGCCCCCGTCTGCCTTGCGATGATCGCCTCGACTTCGGGGGTCGCCCCCTCGACGGCAAAGATGCCCTTCTGGAGATGGCGCATGAACTGGACGTGGTTGACCACGGTACCGGGCACCTGCTGGAGATCGTTGCCGGAAGGATCTCCGGCTCCGGCCCACTCGATCTGGACCTTGGTCATGTTGTCGGTGAACACGGTCGGACCAGGCTGGGTATTGCGAACCCATACCACCTCTTCTGCCAGCGCCATCTTCGTTCTCCTTTTTGTCTCCTGTAGATTCCGTCAGCCCTTTACAGGAGATCCCTCGACAACGACAGTGATCAATCCGGAGGCTTCCGTTACGACGCCGCCATCGGCCCTCCGGCCGTCTTCAGGGCGGTGAGGATAGCGGCAACCGTGGTGCGCAGTGCAGCGATGTCGGCCTGCATGAGACCTTGGTTCGTTCGCAGGGCAGCGATATCCACCTGGGCTGCGTTGTAGTTGGTCTTCAGAGCATTGGCGAGGGCGGCGATGGTCTGGGCATCAGCTTGAACGTAGGAACCCGATTGGGTGGCAGCGGCAGCAGTGGCGTTTTGCGATGAAGTGAGTGCCACCGGGGCAGCAGATGTCAGGGCAGCAGGGGCTGCAACGACAGGGGCCTGGGTGGTGACGGCGTCTCCGGACGGCCCGACGATACCGAGGTCGACCAGGTAGCCGTTGGTGAAGAGGGATCCGGGGATGAGAGAGAATTGCTGGTCGGTCAGCGTGACCTGATCCCCTGCGTTGTGCGTGCTGCCGTCCGGAAGCTCGACATTGGTCTTCCCCGACGCGATCTGGACTTTGTGCGGCATCTACCCCTCCTCTGCCTCGGGTTCCAAGCCGGGGCGAGAGCCCACGGACCTCTTTCCCCTTCCCCGGAGAAAGATGCTTCCGGGCAGGGTTCGGACCACTTCCCGGGGGCATGTCCGGAATGTCCGACTCTAAGGATGCTTGGCAAGGTGTGGTACAATGGTTGTGTACGCATCAGAACCATCAGAAGGGACAACTGAGCAATGACCCAGACACAAGAGTGGTTCGAAGTAGACAAGGATGGGCTGGCGGCCACCATTGACGAACCCGAACGGCTGCCCCTGGAACTACTCCAGAACGCCCTTGACGAAGACGTGAGATCGGTCTCGATCGGCCTCACCCCGGCATCCATGCGCGGGCTCGCTCTGTTGGTGGTCGAAGACGACTGCCCCCAGGGATTCCTCAACCTCTCTGAGTCCTACCGGCTGTGGGCCACCTCGAAGAAACGGGGGGATGCCGAGAAGCGAGGTCGGTTCAACCTCGGAGAGAAACGGGTCTTGGCGTGCTGCCGCGAAGCAAGCATCGCCTCGACCCGGGGCACGGTGCTGTTCCGCCCGGACGGCACCAAGCAAATGACCAAGGCCCGGCGTCAGACCGGCACTCTGTTTACTGGTCTCATCAAACTGACGAAGCCCCAGCAGGAGGAAGCTCTCAGACTCCTGCGGTCGGTGCTGCTGCCCGAGGGAATCGCTCTGACCATCAACGACGAAGAGATCCACTACCGGATCCCGGTCACCACCTTCGCCGCAACGCTGCCCACCGTGCTGCCAGACGAAGACGGCAAGCTCTCGCGCAAGACGAGACGCCTGACCATGATCAGTCTGGTCGAGCCCCTTCCTGGCGAGAAGCCGATGATCTACGAGCTTGGGATCCCTGTGGTCGAGCACGAGTCGAGGTGGCATGTCGACGTGGGCCAGTGCGTCCCGATGAACAGCGAACGCGACAACGTTCCCCCGAGCTACCTCAAGCTGCTGCGAACTGAGGTGCTCGACCACAGCTTCGAGATCCTCCGGCCGGAAGACACCCGGACGGTCTGGGTGAGAGAGGGAGTGGAGAAGGCTTCGCCAGAGGCCCTCAGAGCCGTTGTGAAGGGCATGTATGGCGATAAGGTCGTCTCCTTCGACCCGAGCGATCCTGAGGCCAACAAGAGGGCTCTGGACGAAGGCTATGCCATCATCCCGGCCCGCAACCCGTTTCCCACGGGCTTCGGTCCCCGGCTGCGCGAGGTGGGGGTCAAGCCAGCGGGCCAGGTCATGCCCTCGGGAGTGAAGTTCACCCCGGATGGTGTCCCACCGATCGATCCCGCCGACTGGACACACGGCATGAGGCTGGTCGCCATCTACGCTGACGAGTTGGCGCAGGAGTTGTTCGGGCTCACCCTGCACATCGATATCTACCGGCTACCCCTCGGGGAGAAGTGGGCTGCCTGCTGGTCCAACCCGAACCGGCTGAGCTTCAACCTCACCGTGCTCGGGCACCGTTGGTTCAATGAGCCGAGGCAGACTGCGGTCGATGCCCTGCTGATCCATGAATTCGCGCACCGGGTCGCGCCGGACCACTTCTCCGATGCCTTCTACAACGAATGCTGCGGGTTGGGGGCGTTGATGAGGGGGGTGAAGGCTCACCTGGAGCCTGCGTCATGAAGCTCCGTCTCAGCAGACCTGTGTTGCGATATCTCGAAGGCGGTTCGCTTTGGGCCGCCCCCGATGACCTGGAGCATCATGGATATGGCGAAGCTGGCAGATCGATGCAAGCCAAGGTCGTCGCTGCCAGGCATCGATCGGACGGCAGTGTCAGCGTCGAACTCACGGCCGACGAAGCGGTTGAGCTTGCGGACCTGGCTGATTCGATGGCCGATGCCAGCAGTGGCGATGCCGGATGGGACCCCTCAGCACGAGGGGATCTCAATGCTGCTCGGGCACTCCTTCGTCATCTACGAGAAGGAGCATCACGATGAACGGCACAGCGAGTTCGGTCGAGTACCGTGGGAGGGACTCGAACCCCCGAAGCATTCAGCAGGCGCTTTACAGGCGCATCCCTTTGCCGCTTGGGTACCACGGTGTGCGCTCTCCGGGATTCGGACCCGGAACATCCTCCTTTTGAGGGAGGCGACTCTACCGATTGGCCTAAGAGCGCGGGTGTTGCGATGGAGTGCCCCCGGGGAGATTCGAACTCCCACTTAGCTGAGGTTTAAGCCCAGACCTCTACCAGCTTGGGTTACGAGGGCAAGCTGTTGCTGAGTACCGCCGGAGAGACTCGGACTCTGCGCTCCTGGCAGGGGTCGAACCTGCATGGTCCATTACTCTTTCATCTGATTAGAAGTCAGAGGAGGTACAGGAGCAGGATGATTCTTTCTATTATGATGCCGAATACGGTGGCAGTTTGCACACACAATTTCACATTTCGCCAACTCACGTCGTAACCGAATCTCTGAACACCCGGTGCGCCACAGTTGAGCAATGGCTGCATCCTTCTGTCCCGAAACATGATCGAAGTCCATGACGTATGGAGGAAAGGTTCCTCCGCAGTCCATGCATGGACGATTCTTCAACTCCTCGATAATCCGGCGGTATACGATGGTAATTCGGCGTCTACGGTCTCCAGCCTTAATCACATATCTAGCAGCATTCGCCTGATAGTGACGTTTCTGACATTCCCGGCAGTAATCCTGAAGACCATCAGGATTACGCTTCATCTTGTTGAAATCCTTGAAAGGTTTTGACTGATGACACCCAGAGCAAGTCTTCATCTTCTAATTATATCTGCCGATTAGAAGTCGAGCGCCCTATCCTGTTGGACCACGGCGGCAAGTTGATGCAAGCTCCAGGGGAAGGATTCGGACCTTCACCTCCCACGCTCAGAACGTGGTGTCCTACCAATTAGACATGACCCTGGAATGGGGTGCTGCTTTCTTGTTGCGGTAGAGGAGCGGCTCGAACGCTCAACGGTTTAACCCGCACCCGGCTTCCGACCGGGCTCCTTTCCACTTCGGTTCTCTACCTTGGAGGAGGAAGTAGGATTTGAACCCACGGGTCCCTGGTTAGGGGGCCTCCTGTTTTCGAGACAGGTGCAATCAGCCGGACTCTGCCATTCCTCCAGGACGTTGCAGCGGAAGGGCGGGGACTCGGACCCCGGAGGGGCAACGCCCCCACTCGATTAGCAGTCGAGGTCCATCGGCCACCCTGGACCCCTTCCAAAACTCAGAGCCGTCACGAGGTCTCGAACCCCGCACCCTTCCCTTACAAGGGGAACGCTCTAGCCTGATGAGCTATGACGGCAGGTGTATCCATCTTCGGGGGAGCACAAAGCCCACCGGAGATCGTATCGTTTCAAAGGTCGACGGTAGGTGCGGAGGGGGGTCTTCGGATTCCCCTCTCCCTTGAGAGCCGCCATGAGGTCTCGAACCCCACGCCTGCCCCGTACGAAGGGGCCGCTCTGCCAAAGATGAGCTATGACGGCATGTCTGTGATGCAAGCTCCCCCGCTCGGATTCGAACCGAGATCCGTCGCATTAACAGGATTTGGGCTCCGGCGGCAGGACTCGAACCTGCATCTTCCGATTAACAGTCGGAGGTCTGAGCCAGTCAAACGGCACCGGAAAGTGTGTTGCGTTTCTTACAGGAATGACATTTACAAAGTGGACCATGGTCGATGGGAGCTTCTATCCGTGCTCTCCTTCTGCGTGTTGGTTTGTTGGGTTGAGCTTGACGTGACTTCATGTAGTGCGCATCGCTACACGTTCGACAATGACACCCGTAGGAATATCCTGTCACTCCGTGAGGAAAGGCAGGAAGGCGATTATGTCCCCCGCCGGTTTCACCATATTCGACCGTCTTCTCTCGATGATGGAAATGACAGAGAAGTTGGCACTCGTGCCGGAGAAGCTCCTCATACATCCTCTTGATACTCAGGTCAAGAATGTGGATGACCTGGCTCTTACGATCCGCTCCATGTTGATGGTCGATCTCAAGAGAGTCAATAGTCCCACATCGAACGCATCTACCCCCAAGGAATACAATCGCCAGGATTCGATGACGTTCGCGTCGGGCTTGCATGTATGCAGCCATGTCGATTGGGGGCACTCGCTTAGGTTAACACACCCCGCGCCGCCAGTTGCGCCACGGAGGAATGTGTGGAAGGTTGCCCCGATCCATTCTGGCTGGACGGCTCCTACCTTCAAATCGCCGGTCACCCCTGGGAGCTACCCAGGACGGGGTGGCTGAGGGGGCTCGAACCCCCGGCATCCTGCCCCACAAGCAGGCGCTCTACCGACTGAGCTACAACCACCATGGTGATGCTGCGTGCCCCCGAAAGGAATTGAACCTCCGGCCTCGTCGTTCGTAGCGACGCGCTCTAATCCACTGAGCTACGAGGGCAAGATGCTGCTGTGCTGCTGAGTGCCGCCGGAGGGAATCGGACCCCCGACCCCAAGTTTAGGAAACTCGTGCTCTCGTCCACTGAGCTACGACGGCGTGCCCGGGGGAGGGATCGAACCTCCGGCCCCCTCCGTGTCATGGAGGTGCGCTCCCACTGCGCTACACGGGCAGGTGCTGCTTTGCTGCTCTGCGCGATGGGAGGGATTCGAACCCCCGGCCTCGATCTTCGGAAGATCGCCGTCTGATCCGCTGACATACCACCGCTCGACCGGACCACTCTTTGATCTGGGAGGTTGGCCCGCCTGTACTCCCCTTGGGTTGGCGGCAATGCCGCTTCCCAAGCATGTACCCCCTCACGGTTTCGAGCCGCGGACCTGAGTCTTGTAAGGACCCTGCTCTTCACTCTGAGCTAAGGGGGTAAGGCTCTGTCACCTTTTGATTTCGGAGGTAGACAGACCAACCCTCCGGCGTCCGAAGGAGCGACCCCCGGACTAACGTGACTCCCCCTGGTCGGATCTCCGACACATTGACGCCGCATGACCGGCCGCCTCTTCGTTTGGGCTACAGGGGGATCGTGCCCTCCCTCGGATTCGAACCGAGACCGTACCGCTCCTGAGGCGGCTTCCTCTACCGTTGGGACAGAAGGGCAAGCTTGCTGCTGTGGTGCTGAGTGGGCTCAGAGGGCTTCGAACCCCCAACCTCGTGATTAAGAATCACTTGCTCTAGCCAATTGAGCTACGAGCCCATGGTCGGATCGCCAGGTGCTTCTTCCTGGCCTAATCCCCCTGACACGGTTCTCCGAAGAAAGCCGTCTCATGGGGACCGTGCAGCATTACACCACGATCCGAGTAGCCCGAGAAGGATTTGAACCTTCGCCCTACCGTGTATCAGACGGTTGCTCTGAGCCTGACTGAGCTACCGGGCTATTGCATCTCTCCTGGTTGGCCCGGAGAGATTTGAACTCTCAACCTGCTGTTCATAAGGCAGTCGCGCTAACCAATTGCGCCACGGGCCAAAGATATGCGCCTAGCGGACTGGGTGGTGCTCGAACCCACGTAGCTCGTTTTTCAGACGAGTGCTAATCCGTCTCAGCTACCAGCCCATTGTGATGCTTGTTGCCAGTGGAGACCAGGAGGCTCGAACTCCCCTCTTCTGCTTGCAAGGCAGACGTGTTACCGCTGTCACTAGGTCCCCGAGATCGACGGCCTTGCTTGATGGCATAGACCGTCCACTTCGTTACTCCGAATTCTATAGCCAGGTCATTCGGCTTCTCTCCTGCTGCCCTTCGTTGTTCAATCTCCTCAGCTTGTTCACTGGTGATCTTCTGAAACCAAGGAGGATGTTCGATATAAGCGGCCACTGCTTGGTCGATCTGGCTTTGCCTTCGAATCCCCATGAGAGGCCGTAGACACTTCATCAACTCCACCGCTCGTTTACCACGCAGATGGGCGAAGTAGCTAACTCGATGATGAGACTGTTGAGGTTTGCACTTGTGGTATCGAACTCCGAAGAGTCCAGCAACCCGAGAAACCACGTCCTCGTCGGTCATCTGAACCTGAACAAAAGGTAGGTGAGGATTGGAAGGGATCGGTCGGCAAAAGGACCCTTCACCTTCCAACAAGCCAGCTAACCAAAACAGGTCTCTTTCTTCCATCCCTCTCATTGTAGCTGACCATCGAGCGGCCAGAGGGGATCGAACCCTCGTCTCCAGCTTGGAAGGCTGGCACATTTGCCATTCTGTCATGGCCGCATTGTGCTGCTGATGAAGTCGGGAAGGGGAGTCTCGAAATCCCGGCCCCTCGCTCCCAAAGCGAGTGCTCTGCCCCTGAGCTACTTCCCGTAGTGGATGCTTGGGCCTCCGAGTGGGGGTGGACACCTCGACCCGGTTCACCGGAAGGTGACGGAACCCCGATACCACGGAGCTTCCCCGCTCTCTCTCCTTCAGCCGTCGCCTTGGAGGTCAGACCTGGCGCATCCGGCCAGCAATCTGTGTCGAGATGGAGGGACTCGAACCCCCGACCCCGCGGCCCCCAGCCGCGTGCGCTAACCAAGCTGCGCCACATCTCGTTGATGATGCACATCGCTCGCCCCGCTGTCCGGACAGGGATTGAACTGGGTGCATCCACGGTCTGTCCCTGCTGTCACGCCTCGATCGCTCCGGCGTCCAAGCTGTCGGGTAGACAGGATTCGAACCTGCGACCTCCACGTCCCGAACGTGGCGCGCTACCAAGCTGCGCTACCACCCGAAGGCCCGTGCTCTTCCACTTGAGCTACCTGCCCCCGAAGGGCCAGGCCCGGCCTCGACACCGGGATCCCGGGTTTGCCTGCGCTCTACCGGACTGAGCTACCGACCCCGGTGAAGGAGCCGGGCAGGATTTGAACCTGCGACCACAGACCATTGTGCTGCTGCGCTCGGGGACTTGGATTCGGACCAAGACTCGGAGGGTCAAAGCCTCCGCGGCTGCCAATTACCGGACCCCCGAAAGGATAGTTCTGTACTGCCTGTTGCAAATCGAGGTGCTCTACCAATTGAGCTACCTCCGTGGCTCCCGGCCGGAGAGTTGACACGGAGGGCGGGGCTCGAACCCACATCCTTCCTAGAGGCGGCTCCCGGATTTGGACCGGGGTGGCAGGGTTTGCAGCCCTGCGCCTAACCAGGCTCGGCCAAACCGCCAGTGTTTGAGTCGCCCTCCCGCGGGCCGGGTTATGACGCCAACCCGCGGGAGGGACAATCATCGAACTCGCTATGCAGTTCTCAAGGTGATGCAACTCCTGCGTGTCCGAGGCGGGGATTGAACCCGCATGGCCTCTCGACCACCAGGCTCTCGACCTGGCCCGTATACCTGTTCCAGCACTCGGACATCGACGCTACGAAAAAGGAGCCCCTCTGGGCTCCCCGTGTGATCCTTCCCTGCTGCTTGTCTTACACGGGTAGCCCCACGGGGAAAAGGTGCTGCCCATTGATCAGCGCGGCATACGGTCGCACGGATGCGACCCGCCTGCTTGGCTTCAAGACTCGTTGTGTTCTCACAGTGCCACCATGATGCACTCGGTGCCCGGATCTGTCAAGGGGCTTGTCACAATTTTCTCCACGGCTGGCCCCAAGAGATCCCCAGGGCCGTCATCTCCTGGGGCTTCTTGCCGAAGACCCGGCACCAGCGGATGTATCGGGGGTAGATGACCTTCTCGACTAGCTCAGGGTCGTCAGGAGCCACGTCATCGAGATCGACGATGAAACGGGTCGTGGTGGTGTCCGGCTCCTCTACGGTGGCCTGGAGCTTCATCATGAGGTGGGTCCGGAGAGGGTCGAACTCTCGCTAGAGAGTGGGACGGGTGGGAATCGAACCCACGTCATCGGATTAAAGGTCCGCTGCTAAGCCATCATTTGCTACCGTCCCAAGATTCAACTTGTAGTAGTTGCCTCTTCGGGCGGTGCGTTTACGATGACAGTTTGCGCAGACAACCTCGCACTTCTCAATCTCGCGCTGAATAGCCTTGACCGAATACCCAGCGTTGATCATCACCGAAACCTCTTTCTTCTTATCAGCAAGGTGGTCAAACTCCAAAACAACAATATCCGACTCCCCACAGTCAACGCATGGGTGGGTGAGAAGATACTGAATCACCCACCGCCGAGCTAATGAGGACTGGGCCTTCCGCCGAGCCACAGTAACCCGAACGTGACGTTGTTGGTTCTCAGCGTAGTATTGTCTTGATCGCTTTCTGTTGCATTCACGACACCAAGCGTTTAGACCATCAGGCTTAGTTCGGTTGCGGCAAAAATCATTAGTCGTCTTCTCTTCGCCGCATCGAGAGCAGGTCTTAAAAGTCGTGTGCGCTGCCATTACGCTACGAACCCAGGGGTTAGGGAGAGTCCTGGGATTTGTGGCGAAGGCGGGCTGGGACGGGGATGCCCGGGGCAGCTTCGGTGTGCCGGTCGTGGCCGAGGTGGGTACCGCAGACGCAGTTACCCGCCCCCGAATGAACGTCGCGGGCATAGACGTGGGGGAAGCCGTACTCATAGGGAAACGGCCCCGGGCTCCCTGCGGTGCCGGGCACGATGTCCTGAGCTTGCGTCGTATCCATGAGCCGGGGGTGGGATTCGAACCCACGATCTCTCGCTTACCATGCGAGGGCTCTACCTGCTGAGCTACCACGGCCTGTTCCCGCCGCCTGGTCCATGCTGGCCCGTTGGCTGTAGGGTGCGGGACCCCTTGTGACTCCTGAGGGGCTCGAACCCTCCATCCCCACCGTGAGAAGGTGGTGTCTTGCCTACGATCGACTAAGGAGCCAAAGTCCGGGGTCTTTCCCCCGGTGCCAGCGGTCTGTCCCGCCGTCTAAGGAGTCAGGCAAGGACCCGAGTTGGGCGACCCTTGAGTCGAGACTACCTGCGGTCCCAGAGGGATTTGAACCCTCGACCTCCGCCTTGACAGGGCGTTGCGCTGACCAGACTGCGCTATGAGACCAGGTGCCGGTGTTCGTAGGACTGAGACGTATCCCCATCAGGGACTCCGGCGACCACCGACAAGAGGGATGATACCTCGACACATCGAAAAGTGTCAAGGGGGTTTCCATTCCCTGAGCGGCCAAGGAGTCTCGAACTCCCGACCTCGACGTTGGCAACGTCGCGCTCTACCAACTGAGCTACGGCCGCAGGTGGGGGCCTTCATGCCCCCTGGACGCATCTTAACCAGGCCACGTCAGCCCGGCCACACTTTCGCCTCGGGTACTTGAGGCTTTGACACCTCCGCCCTCGGTAACTAGGTGGTGACCACCTTTGCAGCCCCACAGGGACTCGGACCCTGTCCTCCGCCTTGAAAGGGCGGTGTTCTCACCCATCAACTATGGGGCCATGAAATCAGACCCGCAGAGCAAGGAAGTCTCCACGGGTCCGATCGTAGCGGAGGCCGGATTCGAACCGAGCGATCCCCTGGTTATGAGCCAGGTGGGATAGACCAGGCTTCCCTACTCCGCATCGTTTGCTGCTATGGAGGGGAGGGGTGCTTAAAACCCCACTGGTGGACTTCGGCTCTCCGCAGTTAACGGGTTGACCGCCTACCAACTTCCCCATCTTTGGGGTCTGACTGCTGGTGTGAGCGGCGGTCGAATGGCGAACCATCGCAGGCCACTCCAGCAGGTCAGTCAATATGACCCCAGCAGGCCCCGAGGGATTCGAACCCCCAACCACCCGCTTTGGAGGCGGGTGCGCTACCAGTTGCGCCAGAGACCTAAGAGCCGGTCTTTCCCGGCTGCCAGCGGTCTTTCCCGCAGTCAGTCAGATAGCGTCCACCGAAGACACCACCTGGGCACATGGTCGCACAGATGCCCCCCAACTGTCAAGGGGGGTATCGCTTTCTACCGGATCCAGGGCTCCAGAGGCGGTGCCTTGTGGTGATGGGCGATGTAGCAGAACCACACGAAGTCGGGACAGAACACCTTGACCGTCGCTGGCTGGTGGACCGACGCTGCCGACGCCGCCGGGGCCATGAGCCCCACGATGCTGAGCACAACCACTGCCGAAGCAAACAACCTTCGTCTCATCCCACCCCTCCCTTTACTCCTGCCCACTTGGCAGATTTCTTTTTCTGCTACCAGCGATACCAGCGCCCGCCGCCGGTACGCCCCACGATGAGGCCGATCAGCCAGACGGCCAATGCGATTGCCGCAATCCACCACAGGATATGCAGCGTGAATCCCGCTCCGAACAGCAGGAACGTGATCAGCAAGAACACGAGCATGATTGCCATGCGCTCTACCTCCTCTCTTAGCTCGCGATAATTCTAGAGCAGAATAGCTCCAGGCGTTAGACCCCTTGGTATCAGATCGCCATACGAGAAGAACGCCCCATTTTCAGGGGCGTTCTCGTTCAGGAAGATGGACTACGGCTTGGTGACGGAGGTGATGCCTCGTGGGTTCAGGATCGCCATGGTGACCATCTCGTCGAAGACCCAGCCCTTCCAGAATGCTTCGACGTTGTGGTTCTCCTCGACATCGAGGGAGTACAGCACCGGGAAGACGCCAAGGAAGTCCGGGTTCGGCGTGATGAAAAGCTTGCCCTGAGGGATCATGATGCTTCTCTGGATCTGGAACTCACCGAAGGTGGTGATGCGCTCCCCGGCGACAACCCGGTCCTTGAACGCCCAACCGGTCTGGTTGATATCCCAGCGGTAGAAGTCCCTGTAGTCGAAGGGGTTGACCAGGATGCGCCCGGCCTCGATCTCGTGCATGTCGCTCTGCGCGACGGCGAGGTAGAGGGACTGCGGGGTGATGTAACCGGAGGTCTCGGTGACGTTGTGGTTGGGCGTCACGACGTGGTCGGGCCTCGTGGCGTAGTCGGTCTCGGCCGCCTGGAGGATGACCATCAGGCGGGAGTCCTCCTGCTTCATGATCGCCTGCTTGGTTTCGTCCTGGGCCTGCTCGACGGCGTTGATCCGGAGGTAGAAGAGGTCTTCCTTGCGGATGGCCGGGCGGGAGGCGATGCGGAAGAACCGCACCGGAACTCGCTTGCCTTCGAAGGGAGTCACTCGGACTTCCCCCTCGTGACCCGACATGATGTACGCCTGGCCCAAGTCGTCCCAGACATCGTATTCGACCGGGGTGCCGGGGGTGATCGGGTCCTCGATCAGCACGTTGCGGATGATGCCCTGGTACCTCAGCTTCAACTGAATGGGACCGATCATCCCGACGCCGAGACGACGGATACCGTTGACCTCGTCCTGGAGGATGAGGGCCATCTTCTTGAGCTTGGCCTCATGCGTCATCCGGGAGACGGACTGCTGATCCCCCCCCCGCCGCTTGACGATCTCGGCAACGTAGTCGTCGGACTTCCTTGCGACACGCGGCCGGAGCCCGCCCGCCAGTTGCAGACTTCCACTCATCTTGTGTCCCCTCCTACTGGTGACTGGGTCCGGCTACGGTTGCTACGTCAACGAAGAGTTGAGGCCGCCGATGGTGATCTGGGTGAGGCTGTCGACGGAGATCAGACGACCGACAGGCTTGGTCGAAGCACCGCCGACTCCAGCGGGAACGAGCTTGCCCCGATTGGCTCCGGCGGTCTGGGCTGCGACGAAGGTGTCGACACCGGTTCCGGGATCGGTCCAGGTCTGCGCGGTGTCGAACGCCGGAGCGAGGATCTGGAACTCGGCATCGGGATCCATGACCCACACGGCGATGGCGTTGACACCCTGCTCAAGCACCTCGTCGATGCCGTCCCCGCCCACGTAGAGCCCCATGAGACCCGCCGGGACACCCGTGCCATTGATCAGGGTGTAGTTGTTGCCGACCGTCTTCATGAGAGCCATGCCGGGCCAGATGTTGACGCTGCGATCCCAGGCTGGGTCAAGGAAGCCGGACTTCGGGGTGGACTGGGTCCAACCGTAGAGAGGCCGGATGGTGCGCTTCAGGTAGGCAAGCTGGAGAGTGGTCCGAAGCATCGTGGAGTTCCTTTCTGTGACTGTCCCTACAACTCACCAACCCGGCATGCGTCTTCACCCCTTCCTTTAGGGGAAGCAATGCCGTTGGACAGGATCAGCCCAGGAAAACGCGAAGAAGCCCCGGATCTCTCCGAGGCTTCTTCGCAGACCCCACACCCAGCAGGGTTGGGGCGAGCTTACTACTCGAAGCCGAACTCCTCATCCGTGACACCGGGGGCCATGGTCTGCACCGGGATCTCCGCAGCCTCCGAGCGCAGGGACGGGGGACGCTGGCCGTTGGCGGATGCCGAGCGGGGGACCAGATTCCTGGGTGCCTGCCGCTGGTTGGCCCTGGCCTGCTGGACGATCATCGAGAGGGTGCCGATCTCGTGGGCCATCACTTCGTCGCTCATGTCGCTCTCGGCAATCTCCTGCCCGAGCATGAGGTCATCCGTCGCCGGATCTCCGGGGGCAATCCCCACCGACTGCCGCAACCGGGCCAACCGCAGGGAGGCAAAGGCCCGGGATTCCGAACCCTTGGCTGCCTGGGCACCCGTGGTGGCCCGCTGGGCGAAGGGACCTTCGAGTGGGAAGGCCGGGTTCGGGTCGTCGGGGTTGCCCACCCTCACGTCGGTCTCGATCTTGACCTTGTCGAGCGGGAGAGGTCCCTCGGTGCCCGCCACCGGGGCGGTGACGTTCTCTTCGTTGAGGTCCAGAGGTTCGTCGAGCACGGTCTGGGGGGCATCGACAGAGGTCTGGGCATCGGGCTGTACGTCGGCCACAGGCGATGTTCCGATCGAGGTGACATCATCACGCCCGGCCGGAGCCAGAGCTTGCTCTGTTGACTCCTCAGGGGCCTCAGAGGCTGGCGCAGGGACAGGCTGGGCAGGGTTGTCAACGTCTGCCTTCTTGCGCAGCTTGGCGACTGCCTGGCGACCCGCCGAGACCAGTTGCTGCTCTACCCCAGCCAGCCGGGCCAGGGCACCCATCTGGTACTCCAAGACGGCGATGTGTTCACCCTGGGAAGCAAGCTCCCTGGTTTGCCTCTCGATGACCGCCTGCTGCTCCCCCAACGCTGCCAGGGCTGATCTCATACTCCGCTCCTTCTGAGATGCCGCCTCCTTGACGGGCTTCGGAGGATCGTCCTCCACCTCTTCGGGGGGAACAAAGACGCCCTCGGCAGTGTCTGCCGTCGCAGCGTTGTTGGGAACGAGCTTGCCCTTGCCACACACCGGACACTGATCTCCGGCCTTGAGGGGTTGATCGGGACCAGGCTCTACGTCGCCTTCGACCTTGCCGTCTGCCGGGCCGGGGGTGCCATCGGGTGCAGCATCTTCGTCGGTGTCATCGGGCTTGGGAAGCTCGGGAATGGTCTTGACCTTCTTGACTCCCCCGTCATCTCCGCCGGAAGAGAAGGTCTGGCCGCAGTTGTCACAGACCAGGTCGTCGGCCCCTGGGTTGGCGATTTCGTCTCCGACCGCCGTGGGGTCTTCCTCGCCTCCCCGGAGATCCACCTCCTTGGCCTTGTCCAGATCGGGGTCCATGTACTGGTCCGGCGGCTTCTGGAACCCACACTTCTTGCATTGCTTGCCGTCGAACTCGGAGTCACCACAGACAGGGCAATCGGCCTCGCGCAAAGTGTCCACCACCTCGGGGGCCGTCACCTCTCCATACCCGAGCTTCTGATTCTTCTGGCGTGTGTACTCTTCAAAATCTGCCTGGGCTTGTGAGTAGTCCGGCGGCGCTGGTGCGGTGGGAGTGGTGGGAGTCATACCGTGATCGTGGTCTTGTTGGTCACCCCACCGGTCTGGGCTGTGGTATTCCTCCTCGTGCGACTTCTTCCATTGCTTGTACCGGTTCGAGTTGGGCTTGGGAGTTAGCCCTGAGACGTATCCATGGGCCTCTTGCATGTGCCTGATCAGAGCCATGCCGACTGGGAAACCAGCCTTCTCTCCGAGGGGGCGGATGGTCGCGGGATCTACGTCGTAGTCACCCACGACATATCGCCGGTAGCCCACCTGGGCATCCTCAACCTCCAGCTTTCCGGTGACCCAGCCATGGTCGGTCTGCTCGTAGAGAGGGGCGCTGTCGTCTCCGGCCATCGCAGCTTCGGCCCGGAGAGCCCGAGCCCTGACCTGCTGGCCTTTCAGTTCATCTACCTCGATGGTCTTCACATTGCCACCTCTGTCAGTTGCCGGGCGGGTCCCCAACGCTTCGCTGCTTCGAAGAAATCCTTGGCCGCCCTGCCGGAGTTGCACGATACGCACGCCGGGCCGATGTTCGACTGGATGTACCGGCCGCCGACCTTGCCCGGGTAGAAGCGGTCGGCCGTGACCGTGTCCACCGTGAGCTTCCTGCCGCACCACATGCAGCCGCAGGTCCCACGGTAGCCGTAGTGGGCGATCAGCCATTCCGAGCGAGCCCGCCGGGCGTAGCTGTTGCCCCGGTCATCGCCGTTGTTGCGGCTGGAGCGGGCGAGACGCTCGGCGTGTGCGAGAGCGTCGGCCTCGGTGGGGACAGGAGCGGTGAGAGCCGCCTCCATGACGATCCGGCGGGTGCGGGCGAGGGAGCCGGAGGCGACGTATTCGACTCCACTTCCCTTCGCTACCAGCCTTACCGCCATGTCATTCCCTTTCTCCAAGGAAGCTTGAAGTGAGGTTACATCGTCTTCGACAGAAGTGTCAAGTCCCTTTACGGATGTTTTGGGATCGCCCCGGGGGTTGTCGACAGGGACCACCCGCTGATTGCGGTACTGGGAGTAGGGACGTGCAGCCTTGGCCGCCTGATCCGGTTTGGCGCTCCAGTTCAGGATCGTCCACTGTCCCTTCGGCGGCCGGTACTCCCGTTCGTGCTCCGGGTAGTCGAGAGGATCAGGAGCCTGGCCGATGGCTACATGGTTGTATTCCCGGGTGCTGTGATTGGTCACCACATTCCCGTCCGGCAGAGTGACCTGGTACGGATGTTTAGGCAGCTTGCCTGCTGCTGTCCTGGAAGCAGCTTTGTTTATCTGACTGGCATCGACATCGAGAACGTAGGCAGTGGGGTCTGCGGGATCTTCGACCAGGAAGCTGTTCTCGAAGAACCTCAGGCCATGGCAAATCTCCCGAACCAGCACATCCTCAGACTGACCTGAGGCAGTGATCCGCCGGATGCGCTTGCCCTTCAAGCGGGGGATGTGCGCGCAGTATTCGAGAGGGGTCGAGGCTCGGTTGCCGCAGAACGAGCAGACCGAATACTCCACGTCGCACCCCATGGAGGTGGTGGTGATCTCGCCGTTCAGCACCGCTTCGGCCAGCTTGGGAAACTTGGCCGCATCTACCTCATGCAGCAATTCGACCCACACATCTGGCGTCCCATCAGGGTTAACGTCTTCGTGCAATGCGGCATCGACAATTACGCCCCGCGCCCTGCGATGGTTGTCGTTAACGTGGTTGACGAATGCAGGCTTGCCGATGAAGGTCCGGTAGCCGACCCTCACCTCATCCCCCCGGATCTCCTCTGCCGGGAAGTCGTCGAAGTTGTCGTTGCAGCGAGAGGAGATCGCCCGGGTCCGGACGTAGAGGTAGCCCGGCCGCCGCTGGTACCCGAAGGTTGCCCGATGCGCCGTGCGGAGGGTGAGGGAACGGTCCCCGATTTCAGCGGAGAGGATGGTGGCCGACGCGTACTTGAGCATCATGTCACCCCTTCTTACCGCCAGGGGTCACACAAAGACAGGAGGCCGCCCTCGGAAAGAACGACCTCCCAATCCTGGCTTGCTGATCAAGCGCAAGAATGAGCTTACCGGATTCTCTGCACCTCCGGGTAGCCCATCCGATCGATCACAATGACCTGTGAGGCCCCTCTGGACCTCGCTAGGGCGATTGCATCCTCCACCGAAGCTTCGTCATAGGAGACGGGCCTGCGGCCGTCCAGAAGGTCCCAGGAACCGTGGTCGTTCTCTTCGATCTTCCAGTCGCCGCCCACCTACGTCTGGATGATGAAGCTTGCCTCGAAGAGCCCGATGGAGATCATGGCCCAGAACTCCCAGTGTTCGATGACGGTGCCGGGGCTCGCGTCGAACGTGAAAAGGATCACCGCCCCGGCCATGGCGAGGACGGCGAGTAGACACGCCCACCAGGCTCGGGATCGGATAACCCGTCGTGCAGGGACTGTAGCCATTCCTCCTCCTTACGAGAACACCCAAATGTAGGGATCCTGGTAGATCAGGATGATGAGCCCCACTGCAAGCATGGTGAACCAGCCGAACAGCCGCCACGGTCCACCAGGTTGGATCCGCAGGCCAGGGCCGATCCAGAATCCGATGCCGAGCCGCCATGAAACCCAGAGCCATGCCGGAGCTACGACGAACACGCTGAGGTCCCGGGGGAACGTCAGGTGCATTACGGCGGTTTCTGGATCGTCTTGTGAGAGAGGAACGACCGTGCTACGGCGGCGAGCCCGGTCAGAAGACCCGTCAGGCTGAATGCTGCTCCCGCCGGGAGGTTGACTCCTACGGCTGGCAAGAGCACGAGAACGATGAACGCTGCAAGCGCCGCCTCCCAGGTCGAGTGAACCCCTCGAAGAGAGATATCAACGATTGGGGCGACGACAGTTCCGGTGATCGGCTTCGTTGGTCCGCTGGCAACCACCGGCGTCGTCGGCGTGACGGGTGCCACGGGTGCGGACACGGCCACCGCATCTGTTGGGGCCGCAGCGGTGCCAGACGGGATCGTGACCGTAGCGGAATTGCCAGTATTCGGCAGCACGGTCTTGGCTAAGGTCCCAAACGATGTGAACGGCTGGAATGCCATCAGCAGGTGGGCGTGCCAGTGAGAGAAGAGCGGAGAGTGGCCTGAGCAATTTCGAGCCCGGACTGTGCCCCGAAATGCAGCGCCAGAGCAGGGGAAGAAGCACACAGGGTCCCGATGTGGCCGAGGCCGAAGACGCTGTTCAGGAAGTTGAAGGCAGCGATTGCAAGATCGATGAAGTTCACGGCTACTTCACCACCAGCGGAACAGCACCCAGCGCGGCTGCGTGGGCATCGGGAACCGGGACCAGGATCGTGGTCGGTGCCTTCTCCTGATCAGGGATGAACTTGTCGGCCATAGCGATGAAGCCTTTTGCCTTGGCGAGAACGCTCTCGTCGATATTGACTCCCTTGTCAGCCAGTTCCAGAATCTTGGCGGCCATGTCGCGTGCATGGCCGAAGATGCCGGTGAGCTTTGCAAACATAGATACCTTCCTTTCTCAACTTCAGGGGACAAATGGTGTTTGAATTACCTTTGCCAAAGGGCTCGCTACCTCCTCTCTTAAAAGGCTGGACCGTATCTACTGTCGTTGATGTCCACCACAACGTAGAAGCCGGGAGGGACGGGCTTCCCGTTGGAGTCGTGGTCGTACGCGAGGTATTTCGCTGTGTGTCCTTGGAAGTAGGGTTTCCCGACCGGGGAACCATGATCCGGGGCTCCAAGCCAGTTGTAGACACCCCCATCGATACCCAACTGGCGGAACCCGGGAACAGATCCGTCGACCCAGGCCGGGCCTACCCAAGCGATGTCTGCGAGGGGGATCGGATGGGGGAAAGTCTGTCCCACGGTCGCCTCCTTTCCAGCATGGACGAATGACTGCACCAACCCCATGTACTTGACCCACGGGAAATCCGGAAGAGGATCCATGTGGTCGTTGCCTACGACGTTGTCATGCCCGTCGAAACCTCGAAACCACAGGCGCTGCCCGAAGTTACCGATCGGGCCGAGGATCGGGATGTTGTAGAAGAAGCTCCACCATGCCGACACCTCAGCGGAACTGCGCAGCATGGCGTCGGTCCACTCGGAAGGCTTGATGGTCTTCCCATCGAGCCCGACCTCATGCTCGATCCCGAGGTAGTGGGAGTTGCCGCCGATGCAGTGCCATGCCTTGTATGCCCCGTCCTGGGGACCCATGTCTCTCGGGGTTGGCGTGAGGAGTGCCCTGCGGCCATCCTGAGCCACGATCAGGTGACACGACGCCTGATGGGCAGGGTCCTGCAAGACGCGGATGCTTCCTGCGTACCCGCCCATGGTCCCGTGGATCACGATCCCCTCAGGAGGATCCATGAGGGGGCGCGAACGGTTAGGGGTGTCGACGAACTGAACGTTAGGTCTTTGCATCGTCCTTGCCCTTGTCGGCCTCGATCTCGGCCTCGTCTTCTTCGTCCTTCAGGTTGGCGTGGTGCTCGGTGTTCGGGTTCTCCTCGGAGTCGTCGACCGTGTCGTCCGGGAGGCTGTAATCAGGCATTGACCCTCACCCCTTCTATGGAGTTCCAGGCGGTGAGGGAGCAGGTGTCGCGGGAGCAGGCCCAGCACCGGGAGTGGAAACCGGAGGTGTGACCGGCGTCGAGGTTGCCGGGGCACTGGTCGTGGTGTCGACCGGGCCGGACGTGGTGGGCGGTACAGGTGCGGCAGACGTACCGGTAGGCCCGGTGCCTGATGGTGCGACGGTCGGAGTCGGGCTGGACGGATCGATCTTGGCAAGAGCGGCGGCCTCGGTGTTCATGGCGTCGATGGCTTGCTGAAGTGCAGGGCTCGGCTGGGCACCCTGAGCCGTCAAGGCGTCGATCTCTTGCTGCAAGGTCGTTAGGTGACCCTGGACCCTGGTCCCAAGAGCCTGGACCTGTGCAGCGAGGCCCTGTTCCGCCGTCTGTCCTGCTGCGATCTGCTCTTCTGCCGTTGCCATGCGTTCCTCCAATCGCTCGGTCCTACGATGCGAAAGAACCGTCTGGCCCTGGTTCCTACCCACCAGTCCAAAGAGTTCTACAACCGCATCCTCTAGACTCGTCAGTCGGTCTTCGGTTGTTCCCACGGGACCCTCGTTTGACTGTGTAAAGGTCATGGTAGCAGCCACCTCCCAGGGTGTGTCCAACGCGTTAAAGCCGAGCGAGTATTCGCTCGGAAATTACTTAGGAAATGGCAGTAATGCGACCGAAGAAGTTCCGGGGCAAAGGCCCTGAATGGGCGCGTGCAACCTCAGGACGAGGTATGCAGAGAGAGATTACTCCCAGTTGGTGACGGCGAGAACGGCACGTACGACTGCCCCAACATCGATGGAGTCGTTGCCGTACTGGATAGCAATCCGCAGATACCGGCCGTCATTGACAGGCACGGTGATGCCCACCTCGAAGGTAGGCCCCATGTCACAGGTGGGGCAGCCGCCACCACTCTCGAAGTCGTCGTAGAGGGTGATCAGTTCGTCTTCCCGCGGAAGGACTTCGAGACCCGGGCGATACTGCATCTCGAAGGCAAGTGCCTCAGGGTGGGCTTCCAGCCACTGGCGACCGAAGGCATCCACCCTGAGGTCGTACTCAGTCGGTGTACTCATTCGGAGATTGCCACCTCTGTCCCCCGGACCACCACGTACTGCCCCGGACGACCATCCCGTTCCCCGACTTCACGGGCGATCTCCTCAACTCTCTCCCGGGGGAAAGGCACGCCATGGCTGTGACCTCCAGCCCGCACACCACCCGTCTGTGGGTCCACCACATACCAGGCGTCCAGGAATGACGCCAGAGGAACGCAGACCGTGGTGTAACACTCATCCACCTCACCGTTGGCACGTTCAATGGCAACGACCCAGGAATTGGACCACTGACTTTCCCCGAAGAGGAATTCCACGGACGAGATGTATTCAGCACCGCGGTAGCCTCGCCACGATGGCCGGAGCCAGTCTCCAACTTCGGGTCGACGGATGATGCCGAACCGGGGACCATTCAGACCATAGGTGACGACCCTGTCACCGGGCTCGAAGTGGGGCTTGCCGATGTTGTCGTTCAAGTCCCTTGCTGCCCGTTCGGCCAGGTGTTCCCGACCCCTCTTGAGTAGCAAGACTTCCTCGCCGGTCTCGGTGTCGACCACCGAAGGACGCGAGGTCTTTCCGGTTTTGCTGGGAATTGCCTTGACGACGTAACGATCGTAACGATCCTGAACAGCCGTTTCCATCTCAGTATCCCCTTCCTGAACACACGGGGCCGATGCCCGCAGCTACCGATTCCGGCGTGGTGAGCTTGCGGTCGCAGTGGTAGCACTTGCCGCTCTCCTTGGCATAGGCCAGCGCCGCCGCCTTGGGATCACCGGCCAGCACCCGGAGGGCTTCGATCAGCTTGCCGTTCGCCTCGTGCTTACGCCAGACCTTGATCACCCTGTCACCTTCGAGGGCGTGGGCGAAGCCCGTGTAGCTCGACTCGTTGTCGCTGCCGGAGAGGTAGCTGATCACCAGGCGGCCGGGCATGAACTTCGCACTCTCGGACTGGCGCTCGATGCGCAGCGTCCGGTAGGAGGCATCCTCGAAGATCACCGTGTAGGTGCCCTCCAGGAGAGGCACCGTGGCCGTGATCTTCGAGGATGCCGGGGCCGGACCCACTGGGGTCTTCGGGGCAACCTTCAGAGGCTGCTTCAGCAGGTCTGTGATCAACCGCGAGATCGTGGTCTGCGATGGGTTCTCCGGCACGACGATGCTGTGCTCCCTCTCCGCGAGGAGCCGGTTGAGGTAGTTAACCGACTTAGGCGAAGCAGGGAAGAAGCCCTTTGGAGTGGTCCGTACCGGGGCCACGGAGACAGTCGGCTCCGTCGACCAGTCCGAAGTGTCGGGAAGGGGCTCGGGATCGGGCTGTCCGTGATGCTTGCGAAGGTCTGCTGCGGTGATCATGTGGGTCTCCTTGTCCTCGCTCATCTGACGAACCAAGGATACCACACTTACTCAAAGGAAGCTTAGAGTTTCCACCTCATGGGCACACGAGCCCGTCGATGGTGACAACTGTAGACGAGACGGTGAGGAGGCATGGGCTGGGCGAAGGGGTCGACCCGAACATGGTCGCTGCCGTGGGAGTGACCTGGGTGGGAGTCGGCGTTGGGGTGGGAGTCGGGGTAGGTGGACCAGGTACACCCGGAACCCCCTGCTCTCCCATTGGCCCCGTGAGGGACGTTGGCTCACCCCACCCAGCAACAGTCTTCGGGCCGTAGAAGGTGTGAGCATCGGAATCGATGTAGAAGTCACCGATGGTTCCCGTCCCGAGTGTAGGTGGACCAGGACCATTGAGGATGCTGTTGCCGTTCCTCCCCGGCGGTCCTTCCTTGCCAGCAGCCCCATCTTTGCCCGCTGCACCCGCAGGTCCGGTTTGACCCGCAGGTCCCATCGGCCCCATAGCTCCCGTCAAAGGGGCAAGGGGCAGCGGGCCTACGTTGCCTGGAAGAACCACCACGGGGGGCGGAGGAGGTTGTGGCGGAAGAGGAAGAGGTTTGATGTCACCCGTCGCCAACAGCCCGCAACGGACCCCTCCGAGATTCTTCAACTGAGTGTCCCGGTAGTCGGTTGCGATCTTGTTCACCTTGTTCGTGTAATCAACCAGATCGGGTGGAGAGCCCGGTGGCAACAGATGGGGCGTCGTCAGGCGATACAGGAGGTCGACGTAGGAATTCCTCAACGCCGCGTTCGACTCGCAGTTGGCACGGGAAGACGTGGCGGCGGTACGCCGGACGGTCAGGATGGTGACCACGAAGCCGATGCCCAAGAGCACGATGCAGAGGGCCAGTACCCCGTAAGCGCGGTATCCCGGTTCCCTTCTGCGGGGGGTTCCAATGGAGGCAGCGAGAGCAGAAACCGCCCGCTCGGTCTCGGCGTTCTTAGGATCCATCAGGGACTCTTTTCTATTTGAGCAAGACGAGCAAGCATCGGCTGGACAGCCAGGAGGGCTTCTCGGGTAGAGACCAACTCGGCTCGGGTCGTAACCAACTCGGCTCGGGTCTCCCTGAGATCCTCTTTGTACTGAGCGAGAAGACTGTTGATGTTGAGCCAGAGGTCTTCAGCCTGGCTGGTCTCGACCGTTCCACTCTGCTGATGCCGTTTGCTGAAGAAGCGGAACACGGGACCGGCAAGGGCACCCACGATTGCGGCGATGACGGTGAGGATGCCAATGAGAAACCCAGGGGTGCCGACAAGAGGCGCGGCAGCATCAACATTCATCGCTCCGCTGTCCAAGGTGTCATAGGGTGTGGTTCAAGGCGTAGGTGAGCCCCCACCAAACCGCAATGGACCAAACTATGCCCTCGATCGTGAGTTCCAAGGCCATCGCCCGGCTCATGCGGGTTCCCGTGGACCGCCCGAGACTTCTCTTGTGCGTCATCCACCGCCGAATCACCTTCCGTATCTCGGTCGGGGCATATGCCTGAGCATCAGGATGAACCCGGTGCCGGTCAGGACTGCCCCCAGGCCGACAAGAGCTAGCATGCGTAACACAGTGAGAGGGCAGCCGTAACCGCTTCCCGATCCTCTCCTTGCCACCCCGCTGGTTCTGGTCATCTTCCTCCACCCCTTCTCCAGCACTGATCGTACCCGGGGCAGGACCGACCCGGCCATCGGGAATGTGCCATACTGGGGGTATCCCTCTAAGGAAGATTGGAGAATGGTCATGGCACCGAGGATGGTGGGCAACGTGATGGTATGGGGCGACATCGAGCAGACAACCATTGACCAGGCGCAGAAGGCCGCGAGCCTCCCGATCCTCGAAGGACACCTCGCTCTCATGCCCGACGCCCACATCGGGATCGGAGCCACCATCGGATCCGTCATCCCCACCCTCGGTGCCGTCATCCCGGCGGCTGTCGGTGTCGACATCGGCTGCGGAGTCGCCGCCATCATCACCAACCTGAGGGAGAAGGATCTCCCCTCCGACCTCACCGAGTTCCACGGCATCATCGCTTCGGTGGTCCCGGCCGGGATGGGCCAGGGTCACGACGACGAACAGCCGTTGGAGCAGTACGGCCTGGAGATCCCGTCCCGCTTCGATCAGAGGCAGCGGTCCACTGCCCTGCGCCAGTTCGGGTCCCTCGGAGGCGGGAACCACTTCGTCGAGGTGTGTCTCGATGAGGAGGGCAGGGTGGTCATCCTCCTGCACTCGGGTTCCCGGGGTATCGGCAACCAGCTTGCAACCAAGCACGTCGCCATCGCCAAGGATCTCTTCGCCCGGCCGGGATACTCCAGCTATGACCTTCCGGACCCGGACCTGGCCTGGTTGACCGAGGGCACTCCTCAGTTCGACGCCTACATCGAAGACATGACGTGGGCTCAGGCTTGGGCCTATGCCAACCGCTCGCGCATGCTCGACAACATCATGGGCGTTCTCGCCATCGAGACCGGACGCGGTCGGAGATTGGACCGGGTCGAGGAGATCAACAACCACCACAACTTCACCCGCAAGGAGTTCCATCAGGGTGACGTACCGGTGTGGATCACCCGCAAAGGTGCCATCCCGGCCGCCCTGGGCAGGCTCGGAATCATCCCGGGCTCAATGGGCACGCGCAGCTACATCGTGGAAGGGCTCGGCAACCCCGACTCCTACTGCTCGTGTTCACATGGAGCGGGTCGGCGGATGTCCCGGGGACAGGCTCGGCGGGAACTCTCACCCGAATCTCTGACCGAGGCCATGATCGGCCGGATATGGAATACCACCGAAGCCAAGGCCCTGGTGGATGAGCACCCCCTTGCCTACAAGGACATCGGCGAAGTCATGGAAGCACAGTCCGACCTTGTCGTGATCCGTCACACTCTTCGGGCCGTGCTCAATTACAAGGGTGTCGATAGGGGCAGGAAGCACTCATAAAAAAATCTGCTCGGTGATCGAGGTCTGCTCTCCCGGGGGCACCTCGATCACCGAGTCCAGGAGCGACACGTAGGTCAGGATCCCCGCCCGGTTGAAGAGGCCGATCTTGGTGATCCTGAGCGGCTTCTCCCCGGCAGTGATGATCCGAGTCAAGGTGTAGCTGCCGGTCCCCTGGGTCCACCCGAAGATGGCCTGCTTACGATCGATCTCCCCCCGAAGCTCTTTGTCGGTCTCCTGAGGCGGCATTGTGTCCTCGCTCACCGCCATGTAGATCGGTTGACGGAAGGAGACCCCACCCAAAACTTGCGCCAGAGGGTTGGCGGTCAGGGCGATCAGGAGAGCCTTGCCAGCGATGGTCTTCAATCCGGGTCCTCTTCCGGCAGTCGTTCGAGGATCCCCCACTCCGGCGGCTTGTGCTTCAGAATGGTATCGGCTCTTCCTCGTGGCCCGGTGAAGTAATCGATCAGGTAGGTCGTCAGGGGGGATGAGTTGGAAACGATCCATACTGGTTTGGTTCTGGCCATAACATGGAACGAAAGCGCCGTCACTGCCCCCTGCATCATCTCAGCGAAGGTCATTTCTGTGGGGAAGACCAAAACAGTGACCACCTCACCAGGAAGCTGTCGAAATCGCTTCGTATTGCCGTCGAAGAGTCCTTCGATACCTGAAGCATGACCGACTTCTAATACGATCACGGCAACCCGTACAGGGTGAAGATCGACAGTCCATTGGCGCTACCGGCGGCGGCGCTCAAGGTGATCCTGGTGATCGGGCTGGCCGATCGGTACCATCCATGCACACGTCCCTGGGTCAATCCTCCCGAAGCAATGGCCGTCTTGATCGCATAACTGGCTTCCACGTCCTTTTGGAACGTCGACCTGGCGTAGTCGATGATCGTGATGAACCCCGACGATACCCCAGCCGGGGTGATGGCGTCGGTGGCCTTGCCGAAGGGAATGAAGTTGGTGGCGTAGACTCCCGTGGGTGCAGAAGGGGTAACTCCATCGGTCTCTTCGCGCTGCATGTAGTCATAGAGCGTGCTCCCGGCGGCGTCACCGTTGAACCGCATTATCCACTGGCCGCCACCGGAGGTGCCGAGTAACTTCCACTCCACCCGCACCGAAGAGTAGTTCTGGTCGAAGGTGTTGAAGTCGGCCCCGGCCCCTACCTGCTGCGCCAGACGGGTGAACCCACGGGTCCAGGCGACTCCTGCCGAGACGAACGAGCTTGCAGCGAGGTATGTGCCGTCTGCCCCGACCGGCAGCCGGACCACGGTACCGCTGGCCGTCGCCACGAGCATGTCGCCCTTGGCGGTCACGAGGGATGGCAGAAGGTGCTGGCTGTTGACGTGGGCGTTGGACTCCGCGTAATCGATCGAGGAAACGCATAGCTCGACGGAAGCCCCGTTGGAGTGGGTCTGTGCCGTGGTGCCGTCGTAGCCTCTTGTCACCGTGAAGGAGTTCGATGCCAGCGCGGTACAGAGGCATACCTCTTCGTTCGCCAGACCACGGTCCATCGCCAGGGTGAAGGGTGTAGAGGGCCAGCCCGTGGTGGAGGTCACAGGAAGCACCACAGCCACCGCAGAGACCCCGGCAGTGAGTGCCTGGACCGGTGCGGTATTGGAGTAGTTGCGGACGGCCATCTAGAGCTTGATCAGCATGTAGGCGGTCCCCCAGGGCTGCATGAGGCTCATTGTGTTGTTGCCACCCGTCGCCCCGAGCGAGATGCCGCTGCCCGACGCTCCGAGGCCATGAGAGTGCCGGGCGTTCGCCCCTGTGGCGTCGGCCGCGGTGGAGTGGGAGTGGGTGTTGCTGACCCCTCCGGACTGGATGAACATATTCCCCGCATTGGCCTCCTGCGT